TCAGAAGGTTAGGGGTTCGAATCCCTTCGGGCGCACATCCGGTCCATCAGGGCCACTGCCGTCAGGCCGACCAGTCAACAGCCGCATTGGGGACACCCCCAGTGCGGCTGCATACTTTTCAACCTCAGCCAGATCGATGGGGTACTCGCCTGACAGCCGCCGCGACATGCTCGCGGTGTTCGTCTCCAGCATCTTGGCGAACTTGGCCTGAGAGATGCGCTTCTCCCCGAGCAGCCCCCGGATTCGGCGGGCCACCGTCTGGGACAGGGTCTCGTTCGGAACCGAATACAACGTACTCATAGCGCTCATGATAACCGTCTAGCGGTCGTGGTGAAAGTTAAAGCTAACTAAACGACCGGAAAAGTAACCCACACCTCACTCAAAACGGCGCGCCGTATCTCCAAACGGTAGCGCTGTTACTTGCTGTGAGTTATCGTTACGCTGTGAGTAACGTTCCAACGTTAGATGAAATGGTTGGCGCCACCATTCGAGCCGAGCTCGCCCGCCGCCGCCTCACCGCCACCAACGCAGCCGTCCCCCTCAAGCGCACCCGGCAGTACGTAAGCCGCCGCCTAACCGGGGAATTGAGCTTCACCCTCGCCGACCTCAACGGCATCGCCCACTTTCTGGGCATCTCCCTCACCTCTCTCCTCCCTGACTCCGCCTCCAAGGCCGCATGATGTCCGCCGTCACCGTGACCGCCATGTCCCCGAGCGATGCACGCGCCCTCACCGAGAGCATCCGCACGTCCGTTGATCGGGTCTGGGACCTCATCACCAAGGCATACACCCAGCGGGCATGGGCAGTCCTCGGATACCCGTCCTGGGACGTGTACTGCGAGCGCGAGTTCGCATCCACCTGGTTCAGGCTGCCCCGTGAGACACGCACCGAGGTAGTCATGTCGCTGCGCGACTCTGGCCTCTCCACACGCGCCATCGCGGCGGCCACCGGGGTCAGCCAGAGCACCGTGCAACGCGAACTCCCGGCGCCGCCTACTGAGTCAAATGACTCAGTAGCGCCATCCATCACCGGCACCAACGGCAAGACCTACCAGCCGACCCAGCCGGTGCGCCCCGCGCCGACTGTTGTTCCAGACCTCCCGAATGAGCCCCCGGCTGCTGCCGCCCCAGCGCCTCCCCCCGCGCAGGCGGCCACGGGCGCTCCCACGGTCTCGGAGGTGAGCGCTTCCCCCGCTGCCGCCGCCTCCGAGACCGTGGAGAGCTTCACCAAGTGCGTATGCGGATCCACCATGACCCTCTACGCGGGGGCCACGTACGAAGACCGCTTGGCCCTCCAGGACTGGCATGACGAGCACCAAGACTGCGCGGCCCCGGCCCCGGCGCCGGTTGCCGAGCCCGCCCCCCGCCGGAGGCCGATCACAGACTCCTTCGCCGACGCCACCACGGCCATGACGAAGGCGGTGAAGCGGATAGAGGCGCTAGCGGCTGACGACCGCTTCGACAAGAACGCGGACCAAATCGCCATCTACGTAAGCGATCTGATCCGCGCGCGTGACGCGCTGCAACGCGTCATCGAGAAGTTCCCCTCATAACCCAGCAGAAGGAGCACTTCAATGTCGAACCCTATCCCACTTCGGAGGAACCAAATGGTCACATCCGATGTCGAGCGGATCGACGGCAAGCTCGCCGATGAATACCTCAAGTTCAACGTCCACAACCGCCCCCTCGTTGAGAAGAAGGTCATGCAGCTGGCCGCCGACATGGAGGCGGGCCGCTGGCAGTTCAACGGTGAGGCAATCAAGTTCAGCGTTGACGGTTCCCTACTCGACGGCCAGCACCGCCTACATGCGGTGTCTCTCTGCGGCGTGACCGTGGACATGCTGGTGGTCCGGGGCTTGCCGGCGGAATCGCAGAGCACGATGGATCAGGGGCTCAAGCGGAGCGCATCGGACCAGCTGAACCTCGCCGGTATCCATTCCACCAACTCGGATGCGTCTGCTGTCAAGACGTTCATGGTGTGGCAGCGGGGTTGGTTGTACACGGACAAGGCTTCCGGCGCGATCACGACCTCGGATGTCGTGCAGTGGGCCAGTGAGCACGCCGAGTTGTTCGAGCTCATCCGCCGAGGCAGCGCATTCAACCGCGTGAAAGCCCGGCCAGGTCTGGTGCGCGCCGTGTTCGCGGGCATCGCCTACTGGCACGGAGTCGAGACCACCAGCTTGTTTTTCCAGCGCGTACTCGACGGCGCCGGGCTGGAGATGGGATCACCGATCCTCGCCCTTCGTAACCGCTTAGACCGGGTACGCGGCGAAGGCTTCAAGATGTCCGACCGCGAGGCCATCGCTTACTTCGTCGTGGCGTTCAACCGCTGGATTACCGGCAGCCATATCGCGAAGCTTCAGCAGCCCAAGGGCGGATGGAACGGCTCCAACTTCCCCACAGTCATCGGCTCCACGCAGGAAGCGCTCGCCTGATGTTCCGGGAGACCGTCGTGCCATGGCTCCGGGAGACCCTGGCGCCCGTCCTTTGGATGCTGGTATTTGGCGCCTTTTTTGGCGCTGTTCTGATGACCAGCGTGCTCGTCAGCCGGTGACCACCATGGCGCGCATTCTTCAACGTCCCGAGCTACCAGCGCATCTCGCAGAACTCACCGGGGATCACCCGGTAGGGGAGGCTGCGCGCCTACTGTCTCTGGACCCCGCGATCAATATAGGGCGGGACCAGTTGTTCGAGGCAATGGCTAACGAGGACTGGACAACTCGGGGCCGCGATCAGCGTTGGCGCGCCTACCCGGAGAGCGTGACCCTCGGGTACATCGCGCTTCGCCCCGGCGGTGAGTACGAAACACCTTCCGGTGTCACCAAGGAGCGCCCCCAGATCATCCACCTCACCGCCGCCGGTATCGGAGAAATGCACTACCGCCTCGGCGGCTCCCAGCAACTAGCGCTCTCGTAATACCAACCAGCACAAGGAGAAAACATGTATCAACGATGGTTGCGGCGTGTCCTGTTCGGTGTCCAACCGGCACCTGAACCGTTACCGCCGAGTCTCAACCCGATCTGGGATGAATTGTCCGCCAAGCACGGCACGCCAGCCGAGATCTGGAGGACTGCGGCATGATCCGCGTACTCTTGGCGGCCCTTGTCGTGTTCTCGCTGGCTGTTTCATGTGGAACCCCGGCGGTAGCTGACCCGGTGAACGATGCCGCGAACAACGTCGGTGGCGCTCTCTGTGTCGCGATCAACGGCGACCCAACTTTTAAGGGCATCAATCGAATTGGAGAAGCGCTCCACGAGCGCGGGTTCAGCTACCCCGAAGCTGGACGCATCGTCCGGCTCTCTGTCGATGCGTACTGCCCCTGGCAGCAGCCACTCCTCGACCTGTACGTCAAGTCGGCACGCTGGTGGACAGTATGAGCGAGCTATGGGTCGTTGATGTAGAGACAACCGGCCTGGACCGGTCCCGCCATCTGCCGGTAGAGGTTGCGGCTATCAACCTCAAAACGGGCCGCGAAATCCACTTTGTCCCATTCATTTCGGCGGAGGCGCTAGGCAGCGCGGACCCGGAATCGATGCGCATCAACCGGTACTACGAACGTGCGCTCTACCGGGACAAGCTCGGAAAGACAGCCACGCTGAACTGCTACCAGGACCTGTTCGAGCTTCTGCATGGTCAGACCCTCGGCGGCGCAAATCCGCGATTCGACGCGGACATGCTGATGGCTGGTTACGAGCACGTCTGGCAGGCGGAGACCAGCACCCATGCGATTGAGCCTTGGCGCTACCGGCTATCGGACCTATCTGCCTATACCGCAGGCCATTTCCAGATAGACCCCGCCGAACCGCCAGGCCTCGCCAAGTGCTGCGAGCTACTAGGAGTTACCAACCTCGCCGAACACACCGCGCTCGGCGATGCCCGCGCCACCCGCGACTGCTTCCGCCGCGCATACGAGTGCCACAAGAAGGGAACAGGAGCCGATCCCCATGCCTGATATGTACAAGTTGCTCCGCGACCAGAACGCGCGCACTGAGGCAGCCAAGAAACCGGACACCGGCCTATACCAGTTGGAGCCCACACCAAAGCCTCTGGAACCGGGGAAGTTTGAGAAAGCCGTTCTCCTCGCGCTCCAAGGCTCCAACGTGTACGCGGGTTCCGTTCCGATCGAGGAAGTAGAGCGGCGCCGGAAGAAGAACCGACACGCTCGCAGAGCCCGGCGCGGTAACACAGCGGCCATCGCGCGACAGGCGCGCCTCAACTACGCGCAGAAGCGCCGTCGCCGGTTCGCACGCGGCAACGCGTACAACCCGCTGAAGACCGAATCATGAGGCACGGCTGGGCCTCTCTGGGAGCCTCACTGGCCTTCGCAACCATCGGAGCCGTAACGGCGCAGGGCGGATGGCTGATACCCGCCATCATCGCCGCGATGCTCGCCGACTACTTCTTCACCACGACCAGGGGCAGCCGGTGACGATCAAGATATGCGGGCGGGAAGGGTGCTCACTACCCGCGCAAGCGCGAGGGCTGTGCAGTAACCACTACCAACAGTGGGCATTGCGGATGCGCGCCTACGGGCGGTTCGCTAGCCAGCGTTGCCCAATCGCAGAGCCCCGCGAACGCGTCCGCCGGTTACGCGCTGCCGGCGTGGGCTTGCGTCAGTTGGAAGAGCTGACCGGTCTACCCAAGTTGACGTTCTCCAAGCTGGAAAAGCCAGGGCGGCTGTGGGTGACGCGCCGCACCTACGAGCTGATCATGGGCCTCCCAGTTGCGGCACCAATACACGAGTTGGCGTCACCGGAAGCTTTCATCGATTCGACGGGCACCATTCGGCGGCTGCGCGCGCTCGCCCGGATCGGGTACGGAGGCCCGCAGGTAGCCCAAATGCTGGGGATCGCGGATCGTTGCCGGTTGGGCGACCTCTACGCCGGGAAGGCTGCGCACGTTAAGGCGGGTCGAGCACTCGCAATCGCGGACCTTTTCGCCAAGCTCGAAATGACCCAAGGCCCGAGCCGTATCGCCCGGGAACGTGCCGCCAAGAAGGGCTGGCCGCTGCCCCTCCAGTGGGACGAAGACGCGATCGATGATCCCGCCGCACAGCCAATCTACGGCAGCAATTTCAGCACCGCGACAGAGCGGCTGGAAGAACTCCAAGAGATGGGCATCACCGGCATACATCAGCTCGCACAGCGACTCGACGTGAAGCCGGAATCCGTTGAACGGCAGCTGCAACGAATGAAGGCCGCAACCACCGAAGAAGGCGCAGCGTGAGTAAAACCAAGCCGGTACCCGGCACTATCGAGGCGTTCCCTCGAAAAGACAACGAAGGGTTCGCGTGGAAGTGGACCAGCCCCAAGGGGAATGAGCACTTCAACTACGGGCCATACCCGACGAAGGCCTCCGCAGCCGCCGCAGGACGGAAATTCGCGCGGAACTTCACAGCCAAGCCCACCCATACCCCAGCCGAGGCGGGCGACGAATGAGCGATTCCCCGGAGCGCCCGCGAGGCGTGTACATCACCAAAGCCAGTGGCCGGAAGATCATTTGCGAACTCGCCTACGTCGGCAAAGATGCTGACGGCTACGACGAGTGGCGGTGCGCTACCCCGCTCAGCACCGGCGACATTCTGCATATCGATGTTCTGCCGGCCAAATCGTCCATCATCGGGCCGGTTCAATGACCACGCCGTCGATCTGGGACGAGGAGTTCATCACCAACTGGGATGAACCCCTCACCCGCGCGCACGTCACTGGTCGCTCGATGGGCTGGTGTGAATGGTGCGGCAAGGAACAAGCCACCGAGAAGCACCACCGCATCAACCGCTCACAGGGCGGAAAGTGGCACCCCGCGAACATCATCGACCTCTGCTCCGCCGACCACCGAGAGGTCACGGTGAACCCCGAATGGGCTCAATCCGTTGGCCTCTCCATCCCCGGGCACCCGCCGATAGCCCCTGCGGCGGTGCCGGTGCGCAACCGCCCCAACCGCCAGCCGGACCTCTGGCTTCACGACAACTACCTACCAGCAGGGAAGAACGCGCGATGACCTATATCAAGCCGGGAATCTACCGGCCCGGCGAACCGGGATTCATCGCCCCTGGATCGCCGGAGCACTCGATGCTCATCAGCCCGTCCAAGGTCGCCGCGATTATGGGCCTCTCTCGCTGGGATTCGCCGTACTGCCTGTGGCACCGGATGAAAGGCCTCGCAGCGCCGGAACCTGAGAAGGACATCTTCCGGGTAGGGCATGCGTTCGAGCTGGCCCTCGCCGAGCTGTGGCGGTACGACAACCCCGGCTGGCAGCTATCGCCCGGCGAGGTTCAGTACGTCGGTGACCCGGAGAAGTTCGGTTTCCCGTATCTGGTCACGCTGGACCGGCGGGGGCGTCGGGGCCGACGCCGCCGCGACGTAGAGTTCAAAATCGCTCGTTCACTGGAGGAATGGGGCGATGACTTCACCGATGAAGCACCCCCGGACTACTTCACACAGGTTCTTACACAGCAGGTGTTCTCGGGCCTGACGAAGGAGCCAGCGCACCTGGTGGTAATGGGCCCGCGCTTCCAGCACCACACGTACGTCATCCCGTACAACATGGCGGCAGCCGCTGCGATCATCAAGGCGTGCAAGGAGTTCTGGGACTCACTCGATGCGACGGAGCCACCACCACTCGACAACTCGGTGGCTACTTACGAGTTCGTCCGTGAGCAGCACCCCGACATCGCGCGCGGAATCACCGTCGATATCACCCCCGAAGACGGCGCGGACTACCTGACCGCAGTAGCGGAGGCCAAGGAAGCCACCAGCCGTGAACGCGGCGCCAAGACAAAGATTCTCGACCTCATGGGCGATGCCCAGTACGCGACAGCGGGCGGTGTCCGCGTCGCCCGCAGACAACCAGGCAGGGGCGGCTCGGTGTCCCTGTACGCGATCCAGTGAAACAACCAGAAGGAGAACCAGCAATGTCCGAAACCACCGACATCGTCCAGGTGGAAGCTCCGCCAGTACCGGAGGTGTTCATGGATGAGCCGACCACCCCGGCTATCAAGCGGATGGAGGCCGAGGCCAGGGCACTCCAGACCGCCTACAACATGGCGAAGTCGCTGTCGAAAACGTCGATGGTGCCGCAGCACTTTCAGCAATCTCACACTCCAAGGGGTAACCGGGAACCGTTGGGGGATAAGGCTGCCCAAGACCTGGCCGCCGCGATTATGTACGGAGCTGAGCTGGGCATGTCTGCGATGCAGGCCGCGCAGAACGTATTCACCGTCCACGGGTCACCCGGCGTCTACAGCAAGACCATGGTGGCGCAGGTGCGGCGCTGGATCGACAACAACGGAACCGGCGGCCCTGACGGCGATGGGGTATGGGAGGTTGCGGCGACACCTGAGCGCGTTGTGTGGGCGGGGCGCCGCGACGGTCGGCCTGCCGCATCCGAGTGGACCATCGAACGCGCCACCACCGCCGGGTTCACAAGCAACGAGAAGTACCAGAAGCAGCCGACCGAGATGCTGCGCGCCAAAGCGCAAGCGGAGGTGTGCCGAATCCTGTTCCAGGACGTACTCCTCGGTATGAGCCATTCTGTTGAGGAACTGCAACTCTCGGAAACGGTTTCGGTGCAGCGGGTCGTCCGGCCGCCCGCCCAGCAGAAGGGACTCGCCGGGCTGCAAGCCGCCATCGAGGGGCGCCGGCAGGCCGCAGAGGCGACCGAGCAGGGGCCGGAACCCAGCCAGCCGGATACCAACGTAGAGCCTGCACCCGCCCCCGAGCCGGAGCCCGCCCCATCGGCATCCGAGTCCACCGCGCCGGACGGCGGTGACGACAGCCCGCCGCCCGGCAGCGGCAAGGCGGACCGCGCCGCCATTCAGAACGTCCGTGACCTGCTCACGGCCGAGAAGTACCAGCTCCGCACTAAGCAGGGCATGAAAGAGGCGCTGGAGTTCCTGTCCCAGTGCGTATCCCAAGAAGTCACGGACATCGACCAGCTGTCCGAAGACCAGGCCGCCGAAATCATCGCCGTCCTAACCAACACCGAGAAGGAGAAGTAGGCCAATGCTGTTCGGAAGAGAGTTCCCGCCGGGGCCAACGCCGCCGGGGATCGCGACACCACCCAAGGACCGTAAGTTCGATGTCGCCACGGAGCTAATGATCACCACTGCGCTTAGGATCGCGGAGCGATCGGCCGCCCAGATCGAGTCGCTCGCGGAGGAAGGGAAGTTCCCAAAGCGAGCCGCCTACATGGTGTCTAACGCGATGGCAAGGGCGCAGATCGAGGCTGCCCTCGGCGTGGGGACGCGCGAGGCCAAGGAAGCGATTAACCGCTTCCTGATGGCCGGGTGGGAACCACCAGCCAAGGACGTAACGCAGTCTGCCCCGAATGGCGGTGCGGCGAATGACTGAGCCGGGCGAGGAAGAGGCGGTTATCCGTCCGTTCGCTGCGTTCCTCCAGGAACTCAACAAGGGCCGCGTGCACGACGAGTTGTCCAAGGGGCTCCACGCTCTTCTAGCGGCGGTAAAGGCCACCGGTAAAAAGGGCTCGCTGACGCTGACTTTGACTGTGTCGCAGGAGAAGAAGACTCCGATGCTGATCATTGACGACGACGTGACTCCCAAGCTCCCGAAGCCTGATCGGACGCGCTCGCTTTGGTTTGTGGACAAGGACGGTAACCCCACCCGTTCCGACCCGAACCAGCTTGATTTCAACTCCATCCAAGCCGTACCAACCCCGGTACCCGCCGAGGACAACACCCGAAAGGAAGCCTAGTAAATGTCATTCACCGACAACAGTTCTCGCACGGAGACCGACGCGACAGCCGACCTTGCCCGGCTAGCCGTTGACCGCCTGGACGCTGTATCACCCAATACAGCAGATGTTTTCACCTACACCATTCGAAATGACGAGACCCAGCAGTTTCATTCGCTGGAGAAGTACCTGCCGAACCCGCGCCGCCAGCGCGGCACTACAGCGGTACTGGATGCCGACAGCCTGAACCTGATCCTGGGTAAGGTCCAGCGGCTCGACGCGCTCGGGTTCGCGGACCGCGCAAACAACCGGGTAACGGCGATCCTCAACTATGAGGGCTGGGGTGATCACCGGGTTGCTCTGCACTTGAAGCACTCTCGGGAATGGCAGCACTGGGCACAGCTCGACGGCGAGTTCCTGCCTCAGGCCAGGTTCGCCGACCACCTCCAGGACGGTCTCTCCGAGATCTACAACCCCCCGGCGGCCGACCTGGTGGAGATCGTGCGGAAGTTCCAAGCCAAGCGGTCCCTGTCGTTCAAATCGGCACGGGATATCGCGAACGGTGAGGTCCAGTTCGAATACGTCGAGGAGACCTCGGATGCAGGCGGCGGCACCGCCGGGACAATCGAGATCCCGCAGGTACTCACGCTGAGGCTCCCGATCTACGAACGCGGCCAGCGTTACGAACTGCTGGCGCACTTCATGTACCGGCTCGGGCCGCAGGGTGTCGCATTCGGATACAAGCTCGATCGGGCACAGGAAGTCGTTGATGCCGCATTTGACGCGGAGGTCGAGAAGATCACCGATAGCTTGCCAATCGCGTACGGCCCGGCGCCGGAGCCGATCCAGCCCTTCAACAACGAGTCCAGCCGGTAAAACGTGTCCGCTACAGAACGTCACGAGGAAGCCCTGCGTCTCTACGAGGAGGCGCAGGGCCTCCCCGAGGCACAGTCAGCCTCGCTCATCGCGGAGGCACAGCTCAACGCGACCCTGGCGCTGTATGAGCTGCTAGCCGAATCCGCCTACACAGCCGGGCCACCCATAGTGCCCACACCGTTCATTGGTGACCCCACTTGGAGGACCGAATGAGCCGCCCACGCAAACAGCGATTCCCGCTGGCCGCCGTCCTGACCGTCGCCGGTGGGCTACCCGAGGGCGCCCTCTGCCGCGTCGGAGAAGTTCAGGCGCTCCTTGGGTTCATGACCGGCGGAACGATCACCGTCAACCAGATCCCAAGGGCCAAGGACTTCTGCCAGAAGTTCCTTCTGGACCAGCACCGCTTCCTGGATTCGGTGAGTCCCGAGTCCAACGACGTGGAAAAGGTACGCCGCTGGGGCACCAAATGTGAGAAGCGCTGGGGGAAAGAACTGTTGATCGAGGCGTGCCCCGGCGACGCCTACCAGCACCGCGCCAGTGTCGATGAACTTCAGCATCTCTGGGGAAACCGGAAGGCGGCCTCCTGATGCCCGAGTTCGCAGACCTCTTCCCCGGTGCCACCCGCAACGTCGCCAACTATCGAGGTGACATAGCTGCCCACATCCTGGCCGACACGCACCCATTCGGCCCAGATCTACACGGCGCGTACTACGCGCCCGTCTCGGCGGTGTACGAACCCGCCACCGATCAGACCAAGGTCACGTTCCGTCCGATCCCCCGCCGGCAGAGCACCAACCGGAAGCGCGACCAACAGCCGTCACCGTTTGGGCTGAACCGCCGCCAACGCCGACTACTAGGAGATACCAAGCATGGCAAGCAATCTCACAGAAATGCTTGAGGTAGGTGCGCGGTACGCGGCGAAGATCGTCCGCCGGGCCGCAGGCACCATCGAGAACGCCGAGCGCCAGCAGCTCCTCGCCTGGATAACCGGACTCCGCGCCACCGTCACACCTGCCGATGACCAGGGAGCCGGGGAGACGGCGGAGCAGCGGCCAACGGTGGGTGCGGTGATCAAGGTGACCTGCGAGCTGTGCCCTCGCAGCATGGACCAGCTGACGGCACCGGACACGCTCTGGGTGTGCCAGGCATGCGCCATGGGCTACCTGCACTGGGATGGTGTGTCGCGCAGCGTAACCCGCCACTATCGAGTGCTGGGTATGTATCCGTGAAGGTTCAACTGATACGCGGACAGATCACCACCACCGATGGAGTGACTCGCAAGTTCCAGATCGCACCTCTCGGCTGGATGCAGTGGGGAACCACCGACAAGCAGCTCGGCGAGACCGTGGACCTGTTGGAGGCGCTGACGCAGGCCGCCGCCGATCACATAGCCGGGTACGGGGATCAGCCATGAACCCCGAACCGGAAGAGCCGAAATGGGTCGCCGAGTGCCAGGACTGCCCCACCACCGAAGACGAGGAGTACGGCCATGAAGTGAAGGCCACGTGGGAGTTCTCGCGCGGCCGGGACGGTCTCAAGCAAGCAGAACGGTTCGCGGTCTTCCACCGCGCTCTGCGTGGGCATAACGTCCACCTGCTGACCCGCGTGACCATGACATTCAACCTCCACGACAACCCCGACCTGGAGTACCTCCTGGGCCTCGGTGACGCCGGAGACAACATCGGAATCCAGCGATGAGCAGCAGCCGCCCGTTCCGCGCCGAGTTCGGCGGCTGGTGCGACTACGGAGACGACCCGATCCGCCCTGGCGACGAGGTCCGCTACGACGACGACACCCTCGTACACACAAGCTGCCCAAATCCATTAAACCCCAGCGACATACGGGACATATGCCCCAACTGCTGGTGCCAGCACGCAGGAGAATGCGCATGACTGAAGCTCCCAAAGTAATAGTGCAGCAGCTCGATTCGAGTGTTCTGATCGACATCTACCTTGACGGGTTCGTGACGGGCGCGGCGACTTGCGCTCTTCACTACAACCGAGGTGACAACCACGAAGCCGACAGCGTCTCAGACCTGCTCGCCCGAGCGGTCAAATCAGACCCAGCCGCGATGGAAGAAGTCCGCCGCGAGGTCCGCGAACGTCTTCTCGGAATTCAAAGTGAGACAAGGAACCTCGACATACTCCACCCGGACTACAAGGAGCGCTGAACAGTAATGGACGAGATCACGTTTTACGGTGCGAGCGACGACCTACTGGAGGTCTATGGCGCATTCGATGAAGAGTTCGGCGCATACGGCGGTGTAACGGTGGTCGTGGAGGCGCCGACCGGCGAACGGCTCTGGGTACGCGCGCAACACGATGAGTTTCTGCCGTTGCGTGGTATCGGCGAGGGGTGGGTGCTCTCAGTCCTGCACGCAGACCCGACGCGCATGTGGCGATGGCCTGTCAGGCTCGGTGCTCGCCCCGAATACCCCGAAGATCCCGCGCTCATCATCGAATGCCCCGATGGCACAGTCGTCCGCGAATGGACGGGCGAATGAGCGCTGACAACTGGACTACCTGCTACGCCTGCCGTACAAAGCGCGACAGCGATATTGCTGAGCGGATAGCCAAGGAACAGAAGCGGCTAGAACACGCGTACGGCAAGATCCCGCAAAACGAGTACGACGCCCTCCGGGCACACGTCGGGGCGGCTATCGCCGACATCGGGAATGGCCAGCTGGAGAGGACGTTTCGGGAGGACTACGAGATCTATGGTGCCGAAACTGGCGTCGTGACCGTGAGTTACGGGGGCAGATGCACCGTATGCGGCTACGGAATCTCGTTTGAGGATCAACATCCAATCTCTCTGAAACGGAGCGAGTGATGGCTTACGAGTCCGAGTGCGAGGAGCGACGCGGCGCCGAGGGTGCAATGACCGAGATGGATCGGGCACCGAGGCACCCGCACGCACACCTCGGCATGTGCGGTGACCGAGACGACGTAAGTGGGGAGTGCTGATGGGTGACAAGACCGGCATTGAGTGGACCGACGCGACATGGAATCCAATATCTGGGTGCGACAAGGTATCCCTGGGGTGCGATGGCTGCTACGCGGAAGCAATCGCCGAGCGATTCCGGGGCACTCCAGGGCACTACTACGAAAACGGCTTCGATGTTCAGTTGCGCCCCAACATGCTTGAGATGCCGCTGTCCAAGAAATGGGCGGAGCCGCGCCGCATCTTCGTTAACTCAATGTCGGACCTTTACCACGACGCCGTCCCATACACCTACCTAGCCCAGGTCTACGCCGTCATGGCCCTTGCGCCCCAACATACATTCCAAGTCCTCACGAAGCGCCACGGTCGAATGCACTCCGTGCTTACGTCTAAAGACCTCAGCCGTACAGGCGCCGGTCTGAGCCTGGAAACCATGGTGCGGAACGTTGTCGACAACTGGCGGGGCAACCGAGAGCGTCTGGACTGGCCTAAGGGAGATGATCTAGTTTGGCCCCTCCTCAACGTGCACCAGATCGTCAGCGTTGAAGACCAGAAACGAGCAGAGCTGCGTATCCCAGTCCTGCTCGATACTCCGGCAGCGGTGCGCGGCATCAGCGCCGAGCCGCTTCTCGGTCCGCTGGACATCGCGCGGTTCATTGAGCACGACGACGCCAAGTACGACGTTCCACCTCTCGATTGGGTTGTTGTCGGCGGCGAAACCGGTAGAAGCGCAAGGCCAATGCATCCGCACTGGGCGACTAGCCTGCACCGCCAATGCGAGGCAGCCGGTGTCCCGTTCCTGTTCAAGCAATGGGGCGACTGGACACCGTTGGCTCCGTTGAAGGATGGCAAGTTCGACTTCTCTAAGGGCATCGTGATGACCGATGACGGGAACACCTACAGTCGTGAAGATCTCGCGTATCCGAATGGCTCGCGTCGCGGCGAGGCAATTCGTGCCAACTTCTCGCAGCACCGGCCCACGTCCATGTACCGGCTTGGGAAGCGCCGCGCTGGCCGAGAGCTGTACCACGACGGCAGGACATTCGACGGATACCCGGCGGTGGCCCGATGACGACCGTCTGGTTTGTTTCTGACCTCCATATCGGGCACGGCCTCGTCGCTGTGATTCGGGCGGAGCGTGCCGGTATCGCCCTGCCGGCGAACCCAGTCGAGCGGCAACTCGCGGCTATCGAGTGGCATGACCAGACGTTGGCGGAGAAATGGGACACGGTGGTCCACCCGGAGGACCAAGTATGGAACCTGGGGGACAACAGCTCTGGAACAAACGCTGCCCAGATGAAGGCCCTCGCCTGGCTGTACCAGAGGCCAGGGGAGAAGCATTTGGTGCCGGGTAACCATGACCGATGCCATCCGATGTACCGCGACGCCCACAAGTGGCAACGCGATTACCTCCAGGTGTTTCAGTCGGTGCAGCCGTTTGCGCGGCGCCGTATTGACGGCCGAACCGTACTTCTGTCGCACCTGCCTTACTTGGGTGACCACACCACTGCTGAGCGGTACAACCAGTACCGGCTCCGCGATGAAGGCGCATGGCTGCTCCACGGCCATACCCACAGCACCGCAAGCTATCTGCCGTACGTGCACCAGCGTCAGCTCCACGTCGGCGTGGACGCATGGAACCTAGCGCCAGTCGGTATCGACACTCTCGCGGAAGGCATCAGGTTCCTTGACGGGGGTGATGCGGCGTGAACGCCGCCGATGTGCTCGCCGCGCTGCGTAGGCACCACCGGGACGCCGCGCTGGTACCCGAAGTGGTGATACACGACGACTACCCAACCTGGGCTGAGCTGCCCGATGGGCATGGGCAGCCCTACACACGTCGGATAGACGCGTTGATGTTCGACAGCCTGGAGCGCACTGCGATTGAGATCAAGGTTTCCAAGGCCGATGCCGCGAGGGAGACCTGGGAGAAGGTCCAACCGTGGCGCCGGGTCTGCCACCGGTTCGTGTACGCGGTACCAGCGGGACTCATCGAGCACCCACCCGTCTACGGGTGCGGGCTGTGGTGGATCCACGATCCGACCGCGATGCATCCGCATGGCCGCGTCGAGGTACGCCGCAAAGTCTCGATTAACAAGACACCAGAGCCGTTGCCACAGCATGTAATACAGGCCCTCGCGTACCGGGCGGTGGGCGCGGCGATCACCAAGAGAGCGGAGAGCACACCATGACCGACACCCCGGCAACACCTGCAAGGCTGGATGGCCGCGTAACCGTGTCCGAGGAAGAGCTTGCCAACTTGGTTCGGCTGCTGCGCGAGACGGTGGACGACTCATGGCTGGCGTTCAATTTCAAGCCGGACTATGGAGCTAGCCAGATGAAGCAGATCGAGGCGAAAGCCGCGCGAGCCCTTGTTATCGCGCTCCTACAGCGGATCAACTCCACGCGCCTCGGGTACGCCGAAGGCACCGTCGCTACCCACGGGGACGGACGCCTCGCCCGCCGCTACTACTCGGACGCTGAGCAGCGGTTGACATGGCTCGTGGTCCAGCCGCCGAGCGACAAGCAGGTGGAAGTCGAAAGTGGGCCCGAGCTCCCCGGCCTCGGATGGAAAATCCGCGACGACAAGCCATGGCAGGTAGTCCGGTGAACGTCTACATCGATGACATGCGCAGACCCGCCCGGGTTGGCCGCCTCCAAGCCAACTGGTCGCACCTGATGGCAGACACAGACAAGGAGCTACACGCCTTCGCGGCCCGGCTTGGGCTGCGGCGCTCGTGGTTCCAGCACGAGGGCAAGGTGACTGCGCATTACGACGTGACCGACGCCAAGCGCCAAGAGGCAATCAAGTTGGGCGCTACTCAAATCGGCTACATGAGTAGGGAATCCATGGATCTACTGCGGCGTCGTCGGCAGCGCCGCGACGCGGGAGGTGAACTGTGACCGCCTACACGTTCAACGTTGAGCCGCCCAAGCACGGCGCGCACGTCGAGTTCTACGCGCAGGAACGGATGTGCCTGCCGGCCACACCGAACCTGGAGCGCGCGAGCCTCCAGAACGCGGTGCTATTCGGCGGCCCTGCGGTGCGGCGCTGCCTGGAGCAGGCCCCGATTGTCGGTGACCACAAGCACGTGTTCGTGGACACGAAGGTATCCCTACTGCTGCCGGGCTTCATCCCGGCGATACCGGGCTGGCACACCGATGGCGTCCCTCGCCTCGACACGGCGACGGAGAAGGTCGGCACACCGTTCAACGCTGGCCCTCCATCCATGAAGGCGCAGTGCGCCCAAGACGCGAAGGGCTACCGGCCCCGGTTCCACACCATCCATGTCGGAAACCACTGCCCAACAAGATTTATGAGAAAGCCATGGGCGGTTGACCTGGAACACGGCGAGGATTCGGGCCTGTATCGCGAACTGTCACAAAAGGTTGAGAACGCGCCGTATTCCGAGAGAGGCGCGTATCTGGATTCTCCTCTGGAGCAATGGCTTTCGTGGAACTGGTGGAATATCCACACCGCGACGCCTGCGGATTGGCGCGGGTGGCGGCTCCTCATCCGGGTGACGGAATCTGACCAGCCGCCCTTGGATTCGGGATTCATCCGGTCCCAGACGCAGGTGTACGTCCCCACGGAGTTCGGCTGGTGACTAACAACGAGAGGGAAGGGGAGCGGTAGTGCCTCGCGAGTACGGGCGCATGTGGTTCTCAATGTGGACCGACGAGGACTTCTGCGCGCAGGAGGTGTTCGACAAGCTCCTGTTCTGTGTGCTGATCGCGCAACCGGCCATGAACTACGCCGGGGTGCAGCCGATCAACATGCGGCGCTGGAGGAAGGCTCTCCGGCACGGCGGACGCATCCCCCACGAGTCAGCCGTCGAGGACGCCCTGGCGCGGCTGGAGCGCAGCCGTTATGTGTTCACCGACGAGGACACCGGGGAAACCTTGGTGCGCTCGTTCATGCGCCGCGACGAGGTCGGCAAGCAGCCCAACGTGATGCTGTCGGCGCTCCGCTCGGCGGGCCACGTGGAGTCACCGAAACTCGCGTATGTCCTCGTTGGGGAACTGGAGCGGGTACCGCTGCCCTCCATCGCGGGCGACAGTCCGAAAGCGGTGAAGCTCCGCGACAACTTGAAGCGGACTCGTGCGGAAGCGTTGGCGCACTTGGGAACCCTTGCTCAAGGGTTATCGGAACCCTTTCCTGAACCCTTTACAGAACGCTTTGATGAAGGGTTACCGGAAGGGTTCACGCCACCTGGGGAAATGGAACCCTTCCCAAAACCCTTTGGAGAAGGGTTCGCCTCAGGGTCGGGTCAGGGTGAGGGTCAGGGTGTTATCTCACCTTCCGTAGGTACCTGGGTTGGGGAGCGCTCCGCGCCGCCCCCCGAGTTCTGCCCAAAACACCCCGGCGGCACCGACGGCCCCTGCCGCGCATGCCAGCGCCACCGCGAACGCCGCGAAGCCTGGGACACCGAACGCCCCGCCCGCGAGAAAGCCGAACGCCGCGCCCGCATCGCCGCCTGCACCCACTGCGACGGACGGGGCTGGATCGACAACGACCACGACAGCCTCCGCCGCTGCCAATGCAACCCCGAAACACCCAAGGAGTCCGCATGACGAGCTACCCCACGAACATGACCCTGCGCCCGATCACCGCCTGGCCGCATCAACTCACCCAAGAACGGCGACGCTCGAACTTCTCCGCGCAGTGGAGCGAAACTCTCAACTTGCTCGACCGAGAACTCTGGTACCTCGGAAGCGGCAGGCGGAACGCGCCAGCCATCCTCCAGATCGCGATGCGTGAGCAGGACTTCCGTAACGACGGGATGCCGCGCGCCACAGCCAAACCCGAGCACCCTGGTGTCATTCTGAACGTCGAATCCCGCACAGGACCACTGTCGTTCCCCTGCGACACCTTCACCAACTGGCAGGACAACCTCCGCGCTATCGCCCTCGCGCTCGAAGCGCTCCGCAAGGTGGACCGGTACGGCGTCACCCAGACCGGGCAGCAGTACGCCGGGTGGAAGCAACTCCCATCCGCCGGAGAACAAACCCCCGCCACCGCCGACGAGGCCGAACTCCACCTCCGTCTAGCCGCTGGCGACAAAAATTCGCCGCTCGACAAGGTCTACCGAGCCGCACGAGCCAGAGCCCACCCCGACCGCAACAGCGGGGACCGCGCCGGATGGGACGCCGTAGAGGCCGCCGCCGCCGTCCTCCGCGCCCACGGGCGCCTCCAGGACCAGCGATGAACGCCCGCGACAAGGTCTGCGCCGGCAGCGGCAAGGTCCCGCTTACACGACCACGCAGGGGCCGCGCCTACTGCCCAACCTGTCAGCGCCCGTACCGCATCCGCCGCGACGGCGTGATGCCACTCCACCGAGATCACCGCCAACCAGCACCCGAGGAGAACCGATGAGCACCACCACAGGACCGAACAACCACCGATGGCTGCGGAAGTGGCTCCGGCTGGAACCCCACCAGCCCATCGGCGCCGAGGGCGAGCCGCCGTACCTGCTGCGCTGGTACGTGATCCCGAGGAACCGCTGGGTGAACGTGTATCTCCACAAGTTCCTGCGCGACGACGAGGACCGCGCCCTGGTTGACACACGGTCATCGGAAACCTACGACGATCTGGACAGGATCGTCGCTTCCACTGACGGTCAGGTCGAGGTCGAACGCTTCATCCCGTGGGATGAGTTCGGGGCCGCTGGTTGCGGTGAACCGGTTGGGAGCGACCGATGACCCAGCCGAACCGCGAAGGCGCCAACGCCACACCGGATGCGATACAAACCGCATTCCAGGAAGGGATCGACCTCGGGCTGCAACTGGCGCGTCTGTCGCTCTCCGATGTAGCCGACTACGAGGAGACCGCTGAGGACGGTGGCCCGGTCGTCGCCGACCGGATGCGCAAGTACGTGACCGTCCTGTCCATGCTGCCCACGACGTACCCGCAGTACCAGGGAGCGCAGTGATGATGGCGGAACGATTGTCGGAAGCCCAGATTCAGGCGCTCATCGCCTCAGAGTTACCAGATCTGAACGGGCAGTTCCAAGGCCATCGAACCGGATGCCAGTGCGCCGTGCACCGAGATGAGCCGTGCCCAAACGCCGCCGTCTACGTGATCGAGGCCCACGCGACCGATGAATGCAAGGGCGACGGCGTCAACGAGTTCGGCAACTGGGTGATCTTCATGTGTCATGAATGCGCTACCCAGATGGTCATCAAGATCTGCATGGACGTAGCCTCACGCGGCCTCCACGCGATTCTCACAGGTCGCGATGAATCCCTTCGCTGCGAAACCTGCGGAGCGCCGATCAGGAACCACCGGGACATCTTGCGTTCGGTACGCCCGTACGAGGAGGTGTTCCCCGATGGAGCGTGACTGGACACCAGAACAACTAGAACGCTGGCGGATACGGAAATCCTTGAAGGGGGAGCGCCCGCCGTGGCCTGAGCTGCCCCCACTACCCGGTGTCATTCCGACACCCCGTTGGTGGATATGGCGGCCCGGCCAGCTGAAACCCATGGCCGCGTTCGATTCCCAGCCTGACGCACTCGGCTGCATCTACGACATCCTGGCGGTAGAGAGCAGGAGAAAGACGTGACCGCAATGGTATTGGTCGCACTCACCGCCTTGGCGCTGGTCGTGCTGTGCAACGTTGCATGGCTCCTCGTCTGGAGCCGGAGGCGTGACCATTCTGGCCCGAGCCGGGTTCAGGTGGCTGGCGACAACTCCACCCAGATATCCGGCACCAACATCACCATCACCGCCGTGAACGGCTCCCTTGCCGCCCACACCATCGACGGCGCCGTCACGATCGGCCATGGGCAGGCTTCGACATCTCCGCTCCGGGCTGGAATCACGCGGGATGGCCGGTGCTGGGAACAGGCACCCGCATGTGCGTGTGGTTCAGAAGCGTGCCGTGGGCATCCGTCAACGATTCAACCTGCCCTCGTTACCAATCTGTACGCCAAGAGCCTCCAGGAGGCTCTCGCCCGAGGACCGCACGGGCTCGCCAAATCCGACACGATTCGCCCCCAAACACCGTGGGAACGGCAGCTCGCAGAACAGCAGGAAGGCGCCCCGCACTTGGATGACCGCCCCGGACTGGCGGCCATCCTCGCTGGCCTGTACCGAGTCCAAAGTATCGCGGCCACTTTGAAGATGGGACCAGCCGTCCAGCACGTAGGTGAGCTTCCTGCTGGTCTATCCTTGAAAGACAAGAACACCTTGTTCTACGACGAGACTGAGCGGTGCGGATACCTCTGGACCGGTACACGTTTCATCATCGAGGGTGCCGAGGCCAGACCGGAGCAACCAGCACCACCCGAGTCCCTACTCGACTACGCCAGCCCAATCCCGGTACGTGAGTTCAAAGCCACTTGCAGCTGCCCTCGCTGCGGCTGGGTGGATGCCCACTACCTACACACCATAGACCTGCCCGAAGGCGCCACCATCGGCCGCGAATGCACCAACTGCAAAATGCAGTGGGGTGAGAAATGATCGCCCACACCCCGGAGTCAATATGGCTGGAACGCAACGGGAAACGGTGGCCTATATCCTTCAACCACCTTTATCAGAAAGATGAACTACCGACTCTCGTCCTGCTTGACACCCTCCACCCCGGAGATCGGATAGAGCTACCAGGCATCACCACAGAGAGGCCCGCTTGGGTCGATGTTGGAGTTTGGCCCCCTGGTGCTCGTGAGGGTGACATCGGTTGGTTCATTAGGAAGACGCATCCATATCGAATCCCGATGGTGTTCAACTCGTTTGACACCTGCCCCGCCTGCGCGACGGAAACAGTCCACCTCATCGAGGTGCCCGAACTCGAAAGATTCTGCGACACCGGCTGGGGCTGGGGCGGATACCCGGTGCGCCGGTATCTCCTTCGCACCTGCATCACCTGTGCCAATTCATGGGAACAGGAGGCCACGTGAGCCTTTCAGTCGATCTCACGGTAAACGGGCTACTGGTCGGTCACGTGGACATCAAGTGCGTTGAGTGGAGCGATTACACGGACACCCGAGGCTACGAATACTCCGTGACTAGCAGCGACCGAGCGGAACCGGCATCGGGGAGGGTCGATCACTACCACCGCGACGGCGCGCTCGCGCTCGTGCACAAGGTGCTCGCCGACTACCTCGGGGTGAGTAAATGAGCCCACAACGTATCCAGCGGAAACGCGTCAAGGGCTGGCACAAACCAGAAGGCGCCATCATCGTCACCAGGCCGTCCCGATGGGGCAACCCGTTCAAGGTCGTACCCGCCGGAACAGAGCCCGGCCTATTCAGCCGCCGCCGCGAACGGGTCTGGACAGTAGAAGGTCCCGGAACGTTCTTCCAGGGCACCGGGACACGTGAATGGGCGGCCGCCTACGCGGTGCGGCTTTACCGCCGCTGGCTTCTCGGCTCGATGAAGCGCGTAGAGGACCTAGTCCCGCTGCTACGCGGACACGACCTGTGCTGCTACTGCCCGCTCGACCAACCCTGCCATGCCGATGTCCTCCTTGACCTTGCGAACGGAGACCCCGAGTGACACAACGCGATCCGCACCGCTGCGCTTTCGAGGCCCGCTGCACCCGCCGCGAGCTCCTCGAAGACGAGCATGTCGGCGCGCAAATCGTAGACGGCGTGGTCTGCGACGGGTGCCTCACGAAACTCCGCTACGCGGTGAAAGGCATGCCCGCCGACTGGGAACGGCTCCACCACGGGATGGGGGAGCGCTTCATCGCCGGAGGCGCCAAGGTATCCGGCACCCACGAACACGCCCTCGTTATCAACGAGCACCGCGAAGCCCTCCAGGCCCACATCGTTGACCTCGCCGACCGCGCCGCCGAGATGGTCGAAACCGCGATGAACATCAATGGCCGGCAGCGGCACGGACGGAGAGGATTCCCCGCCCACGACAAGGCGACCGTCGTGCACGCCGTGAACATCCTGGAGCCCAATCTCGATGTGCTGCTGGCCCAAAAAGAGCAGGACATGCTTGTGTGGGGCCGAATACCTGACGGCGATGAAGGCTGGCACCCCCGCAATGGGCAACCACGGGAACTCCGATCCTTCGACGGTGTGGACATTGCGACGCAGATCGTGCACGCATCCAGACTCGTCTACCAGGAACTTGGCCGGGCCGCGCTCCGGCACTCAGACCCTATGCCGTGCCCGGCGGTCAATCACAAAGGCGAGCAATGCGGCGCCTACACCGTTGGCCGCTGGGACGGCACCGCCGAATACGACTGCACCACATGCGGTGCCCGCTGGCCTGAGCGCGAGTACCAGTGGCTCCAAGGACTAGTAATTGACCTGATCAAAGAACAAGAGGAGACAGACTTGCTGAAATTCCTTCTAGCCGAGGCTTATTCGAGGCTTGATGAGATATCTGCCCTCGTCAAGAAGGCAGAGAGTGACCCGGCTGTTGATCTGCCCGGCGCGGGCCGAGTCGTCGCGGAAAGCATCCAGAGTGTCCTCAACAACGGCCTAATCCCACACCAAACCCCGAAGGAACGCCAAACAGTGAAAGGCCCCAAGAAGTGAGCATCGAAAGCCTCAGCTTCCATGACCCGGAGACGGGACGCTGGGTGACAGCAAAACTCAAGAGTGCCAAGATGATTGAAGGCGTGTTGGAGCTCAACTTCGGAATGCCCTACGACATCGAGGGGCAAACTGTACCGGCCACTCCAGCACTGGAATCCGCGCTCGTTGAGCCGAACGTGGTGGAATCCCGTTGAGTAAGCTGAACGTCCACCGGTACCGGGGGGACTCACCGGTAGAGCTGACCCGGCGCGTTGCTCTCTCGTATCGGCGCCTCGCCGAACAGCTTACTGAGGTGCTCGCCGAGCATCTACCACCCGACCACCGCGCGCTGGAGGCGGTCGCCGACCTAGACCGCTACTGGCAGGGCGACACCCAAGGCAACCAGCTGTGGGTGGTGCCTCAGCTTGCCCCGCCCGCAGAGGACGACCTTCTCACCACATCCGAAGTGGCCGCACATGCCTATGTCTCACCCGCCGCCGTGCGTATGTGGAACAGCCGCGCCAAGCAAGGCCTCGACGGTGTCCGAGCCATCGACACCCCAGACGGCCCCCGTTTCCGGTGGGGAGACGTACTCGAATACAAGAAGCGCCGCCGCGCAAGGAGATCCCGGTGAGCACCCGCAACCCAGAGCAAGACGTGATCGACACTATCGGCGAGCTGGTTGATGAGCAGCTATCCGGATACGCCCAGCGAAGCGGATACGACTACAACGTCAACCAGGACAAGTGCGCGATTTGCGGCCGGGAATGGCACGGTCTCGTTGTGGGCGGCTGCCCCGGCCCATACGGGACCGAGGAGCAGAACACGGCGAACCCGACCTATGGCCGATACTCGGCAGGTGAAGGGCGCCTTGCGATTCAGGTGCTACCGACCATGATGACGGTCCCGCCGGTCCCATCGCCAGAGGAGATAGCAGCCCTGATCGAACGCCCGGTGTACCGACTGCACCTACCGGAGGTAGTTCCAATCTCCCGCAGTGCGGCATATGGATTACCCAGCCCTGCACCAGATTTCCGGATCATCGAGGTGGAGACAGCCAGTCTGTACGATCAGATGAGTCACCTCATCACTGTCCGAATCACAGAGCGGAGAGGTGAATTGGCGCACGAATGCCGAGCGGTTGTCCACCCGGAATCGCTACTGGATATTGGGGGTTTCGTTCAGTGCGTACCTATGGCGTTCGTAGCGGCTCAAGGATGGCTCCAGATGGTCGAGTTGGACGGACAGCGGCTGCTTATATTCGCGCTCAACGGATTTGAACGAAGCCCAGACAGGGTAATCCGCATGGCAATCCCCGGTATGCAACCCGTGAGGGCGCAGTGATGATCGACGGAAGCCTGGAATGGCAACGCGGCCCGTATCCGTCCTGGGACAAGGGGGCCAGTTGGTTCGCGCCCCACCGCGATGCCAGCGAGGGGAGGTACCGCCTCCGGCTGCACGTCGGGGAGTACAAACTTCACATGATGAGCAAGCTGGTCAGCGGCACTTGGGAGCCACGGAATATCGTTGAGCGACACTGGATCGCAGAATACGACCATCCATCCAAACCTGGCGTGATCACCCTCCCCTCGGAGCTATATCGCGGTCACGATCTGCGCGCCGCTCGCCGCGCCGCCGAGAAACACCACCTCGAATCCCGGCGGACACTTGCATGGGCCCAATACCACCGCGAGAACGACCCGCCGTGCTGACCGAGGACGAACGCTGGCTCCTGTACGCGATGGGCGGCTGGATGATCCTCGACGCACTCCTCAGCAAGCAAGGCGCCGAGCATCTAGCCCAGAGCCACTGGGGCGGCACGCTGCGCGACGTTGAAGGCGGCCCCGACTGGCTCCGGGGCGGGTTCAGCACCAACGGCGGCAAGGTCCACTGTCCAGCGTTCGGAACACCCATCCTGACAATCAAGGTCACCCGCATCACTGCGTATGGCCTCACGCTGCCGGCGGACCTCCGCGCCGAGATGGAGCAATGCAGGAAAGACAGCCAAGCGCTCAACCTCAAGCAGTACAGCTGGTGCCACTGCCCATGGAAACATGAGGCAGCGAGCAAGTACTCGGGGCCCTGCAAGCGCTACCACCCCACCGACGCCGAGGACGACGCCGCCCGCGCCGAGCACTGGCGCATATTCGACCTGGAGAAGGTGCTCGTTCGTCGGGCGTTCCAGTTCGATGAGAAACCCCCCGGTCAGCTGACCTTGTTCGACTAGCTAGTACCCGCCCCCGGCAACTCCCCCTGCGGAACCCACCACTACTCCTGTAGTGTGCTGGCAATCACATGGTTGGTTGCCGAAGGGGGTGTCATGTCGGGCGACGAGTACGTGCTCAAGGTCGATCTTGCTGCGTTGGGGAAGCTCGGCCCGCATCTGCGGACGTTGGCTGATCAGCTCACGCGGAGCACCGCAGCCAGTGTTGCGGCCCCTGCCGACGCTGATCCAGGGTTGGCGGCCCTGTACGGGGTGTCCAAGGCCATCGCCGATGTCAAGCGGATCGGCGCTGCACGGCTGAACACGATCGCTGATTTTGCCGACGAGACCCAGCACGCGTTCACGATCGCGGAGAGTTCACTGACGGCCAAGCTCGGGGAAGGTTCCCTGGCTGCCGGGTACGGCAATCTACCCAGCATCTATCAGCCCCCGAAGCGCGCATAGGGGCACTCGTGGTGACGCCGCTCGATGAGTTCATGTCCAAGAAGGCCAATGACTACATGGCGGTCGTGGACACCTGGCGACCACAAACCCGGCAGTTCAAAGAGGTTTACGACGAGTACAAGCGCTGGACCGGCTCCCCGGATGGCACGGAATGGACCGGGCGCACCGCGAACGCCTCGTATGAGGGGGCATGCACTGACTGCCACGGCTCGGATAACGCCGACGACACCGTTGACGAGCGCAGCAAGCTCGTTGCCGCCACCATCGAATACGAGGTGGTCGATCCCCTGGTCAACGGCCAGCGTCTCATCGAGAGCGTGCTGGAGCACAAGAACCAAGGGGTGACGATCGACCAGACCTACCACGTGGAGTACCACCCCGCCGAGGGTGAAAGCGATGACTCGATCGCCCGCAACCGCGCCCACGTCGCCGACATCGAGCGTCAAATCAAGGATTACGTCGCCAAATGGGAGCAGGGCTGTCAAACCCTCAAAACCCAGGCCGACGCCACGGCCCAAACAATCACCGGCTGCATCAACCCCAAAACCGCACTAGTCGATGGCCGCAAAATCCTGCGCGACGCCGTAGCCGCACCTGCTGACCCGTCAGCTCAGCCCGCCAACTTCTACAAGGAGATGTACCCCAAGGCCACCGACCCGGCCAGCACGCAGGCCGCAGCCGCTACCGCCACCGATCCACACGCACCCGTGCTCGGTCCGCCCTCTCCTGGCAACAAGCCGCCCGTTGATCCGAGCAGGCTGGGCGGCCTGACTGGGAACCTGGGCGTGATGGGCATTAACGAGCCCAAAAGCCCTTTGGACAAGTCGGGACAACCACCAGATGCGCGCACGATGCCCGCGCCCAAGCTGGACCCCAACACCCCACAAGGCAAAGCGGCCATCGACAAATTCCGCAGCATCTTGGCCACGCAGTACCCACCCGATCAGGTAGAGGCCAAGCTGTCTGAGGCCATCAAGGGCGCCCAACAGGACCGGCCCATGGTCGCAACACCCGAACCCGGCACGCCTGAGCGTGTCCGGCAATCGGGCGGGGACGCATTCGCCGAGTCGTGGGATCAAGCTGGCCGCGCCAAGGATGACCTGCTGGGTATCAACGGTGGCGACCACGCGAAAGAGGCATGGAAGGGTGTCGCTAAGGGGCTGTGGGATGTGGTCAACCCCGATCCCGTCCACCAGGTCGAACGTGGCATCGACAGGGCCGAGGGCGCTATCGATGAGGTCAAATCAGGCGTCGATAACCCCAAAGCCTTCATCGGCAAACACGGCATAGAGATCGCCGCAGGCATCGCAACAGCACCCGTGGGTGGCGAAGGCGCACTACTCGGCACCGAAGGCCGCGCCCTCACCCACGGACTCGAAGACGCCGCGCCAGGGCACCCACCCACTCCGCATAGTGTCGAACCCCACGCACCGGTCACAGGACACGCACCCACCGAACCACCAAGTGGCCCAACCCATCACGCACCAACAGTGGACCACTCGGCACCCGCAGTGGATCACCCCGGCGGAGACCATGGCATTCCCGCCAACATCGAACACGCTGCTGGACTCCCGCGTTCAGCCGAAGACATCCTCAACGACTCACGCGCCGCACACCGACTCGAACGCGATCAACTCGACTGGGACAGAGGCGAACAGAATCTTGCCGACCTTGCAGCCCACCACGGGGTATCCGTAGACGAGTTGCCACGAACCCAGCAATACGACATCCACCATCCGACATACACCGACAAGATTGCCGCCGATCACAGCGCTGAAATCGACCGTCATACCCAGATGTGGGAGCACGGCCTCAATACCCAAAGCGTTCAACAAGTTCTCGACCATATGGAGGCTGAACGCCCTGCAAGCACGGACACACGGGGTGCTCTTCGGACAGAACTCGGCGTTCGCGGCACACAAGATTTGATCGACTCTGGGTACAGTCCGGCGGAGGCTAAGCGCCTTGCCCGCGAGTACGCAAACGCACAGTTCCCAGCTGGTCCCGGCCTCATACCGCAGCCAGTGATCCATAACCCGGACATCAAATTCGGCGGCTACACCGAGGGGTTGACTTATGGTGATTGGCAGGTCAACAACGCGCTGGGTAACTTGACCAAACAAGAGCGGGAGGCCTTCCAAGCATGGCTGCTAACTCAAGACCCGAACGCCATCGTGAACATCAGACTCGGTAGGGAGTGAAGGTGCCGGACGAATACTTCGAGTGCTTCCTCGAAGAACTCCCGCTCTCGATTCCGGGACCTGCGTGCACGGAGGAGCACGTCCGTGCTTACACCGGGCTAGTCCCTGACTGCCTTATCTCGTACTGGCAAGAGTTCGGATTCTCAGGATTCGGGAACGGGGTCGCCTGGCTCGTGGACCCCATCGAGTGGAGAGTCACCACCGAAGAAGTACTTCTCGACACGGTCCGGCACCCGCGATTGGGCGAAGGCGCGCAATATATCCCATTCGCCAGAGGCGCCTTCGGTAGAACTTTCTTCTGGACGCCGGGGTACGGAATTTCGCTGACCGTCGAGCCCGCTCGTGGGAGCGTCTTCTTCTGGGCACCACCAAAACGCATTGAAACTGCGATGCAGGCATTCTTCACGGCATCAGGAAAAGAGCAGTTTGATTTCTTGGACCGCAGTGAGAAGCCCATGTTCGATCGGGTCTATGAGCATCTAGGGCCGTTGCAGTTCGATGAGGTGTATGGATTCGCACCAGGATTGCGGATGGGCGGCGCATCGAATGTGGAGAGCACGCATCTGTTCCAGATACACGTGCACATGGCGTTCCTGCGCACGGCGATAGGAAACGACTGGTACGTGGCGGGGTAGCGGTATCGGTAGCCAAGTCGAGGGCCGTGACGGCATATCTTCCCTGGTACGGGAGCCTTACGCTAGCGAACTAGTGTTTCCTCAAAAAATGTGCCCTGAACAGGCATTACTGAGGTATAGTTCATGGCGTAGTCAACAAAACATGGATGGCGTGAGCAGGACGCGAGTCGGTTATCTGAAAATCATCAGATCGCGGGTTCGAATCCCGCCGGGCCGCCTGAAAGAGCTTCGGGCTTTCATCGGGCGGAACGTGGCAGAGCGGCCGAATGCATTGATCCAAGATCAACGCCGGTAAGCACCTCACACGCCCACGCCATCCCGGATACAACTTCACATTGATGATGCGAGCAGGACGCAGGTCGGTTACCACTTGTAATGGAGAGGTCGCGGGTTCGAGTCCCGTCAGCCACGAAAGTGGTTGTAGCTCAGTCGGTAGAGCGCTTAACCCCGGTCAGCACACACACGCCCGCATCATCCCTAAGGCTTCGCAGTAGATGGTGTGAGCAGGACGCAGTATCGGTTATCGCATCTGGAGCGGGTGGCGCGGGTTCGAATCCCGTCAGGACGGCGTATGCCGCTCTGTAGCTCAGTCTGGCAGAGCACCTAAAACACCGGTCAGCAATCACACGCCCACGCCGCCTAAGCGAATTATCAATAACTCCATAGCTTTTCGATGTGAGCAGGACGCTCGGTCGGTTATCACTCAATTGGTAATGCAGGTTCGACCCCTGTCGCCCGTGCCTCGGTGCGGGTGTAAAAGCGAAATCCCGGTCAGCACACACACGCCCACATCACCCGAACCCCTTTTGGCGCGAGCAGGACGACGGTCGGTTACCCCAACCTCGCAACTGGATGAACCCCGGCGGTCACTCACACGCCCGCGCCACCTAACCCAGCAAGGAGCATACGGTGGACGTTCTATCCTCGATCAGCACGCGGCGCACCCCTCAGTCCCAGAAGGCGGACCCGCGCCAGGTCAAGAACGCCGCCGGGGGCTACACCTTCCAGGCCGACGACTGGACCCGGCTCCACCGGTTCCTGACCTTCGGCACGACCGGCGGCACCTACTACACCTCCGCCGAGGACCTGACCCGCGACGCCGCCGATGTCGTGATCCGGCTCGCCGCAACCGATCCCGTCACCCTCGTGCAGAAGATCGTTGAGGTCTCCGAGGCCGGACGCGCCCCCAAGCAGAACCCGGCCCTGTTCGCGCTCGCTATCGCGTCGGCCGCCGAGAACGTGGATGGCCGCCGCGCCGCCGCCGCCGCGCTGCCCCGCGTCGCGCGCACCGCCACCCACCTGTACCTGTTCACCAAGTACATGGAGCAGTTCCGTGGCTGGGGACCGGCGATGAAGCGCGCCGTCTCCAGCTGGTACCTGGACAAGCCTGTGGACCGGCTCGCCTACCAGCTGGTCAAGTACCGGCAGCGTGACGGCTGGACCCACCGCGACATGCTCCGGCTCAGCGGCCCCACCACCAGCGACCCCGCCCGCCGTCTGGCGTTCAACTGGGCTGTCGGCAAGGGGCTCAACGACTACACCGATGTGTCGGTGCGGGAGCTGACCCCCGAGCAGCTCAAGGCCGGTGAGCGCAACCCCAAGCGCCCCAAGCTGCCCGACGTGGAACTGGCTGACGGGCACCCGCTCGCCATCATCGCGGACTACGAGGCCGCGCAGCGCGCTACCACTACCAAGGAGTGGTTGGCGATCATCCGCCGGGGTAACGGCCTGCCGTGGGAGGCGTTCCCCGACAAGGCCCTTACGCAGCCCGTGATCTGGGAGGCCCTGATCGAGCACGGCCTCCCGCAGACCGCCCTCATGCGGCAGCTGTCCCGCCTAACCCGCCTCGGCGTGCTGAACGGTCAGCTCGGCAGCCGGGTCGCCGCGCAGCTCCAGGACACCGACCGGCTACAGAAGGGCCGCGTACACCCGATCAATGTCCTTGTCGCGCAGCGCACCTACGCGTCCGGGCGTTCGGCGCGCGGCGAGTCCACCTGGACGCCGAACCGGCGCATCGTTGACGCGCTCGACGCCGCGTTCTACAACGCCTACGGCGCCGTGGAACCCTCGGGCAAGCGGACCCTGCTGGCGCTGGACATCTCCGGCTCGATGGGCGCCGCGATCTCGGGTATGCCGCTGACGTGCCGCGAGGCCGCCGCCGCGCTCGCGCTCGTTACCGCCAACGTCGAACCCAACCACGACATTATCGGGTTCACAGCCGGGGCCGGGGGGAGCTTCCGCTCATCGGGCATCACAGAGTTGGATATCACGCCGCGCCGCCGCCTCGATGACGTGTGCCAGTACACGGCACGTCTCCCCATGGGTGCTACCGACTGCGCGCTCCCGATGATCTGGGCCAAGTCGCAGCTCCGCCCCTACGACGCCATCGTGATCCTCACCGACAACGAGACCTGGTACGGCGGTATCCACCCGCACCAGGCGCTCACCGAGTACCGGAACAAGCTCGGACTGGACACCAGCCTGATGGTCGTCGCGATGACCGGCGGCTGGCAGACCATCGCAGATCCCTCGGACCCGCGCCAGCTCGACGTATCCGGGTTCGATAGCGCCGTGCCGCAGCTCATCTCGGACTTCGCCCGAGGTGACCTGTAACGATGGGCAGGGTCGGCGGCCCCGCGCCGCGCCCCTGCGCTTCGTGCCCCTACCGGGAGGACGTTCCCAGCGGCGTGTGGCATGCCACCGAGTACCAGAAGCTCATCGCCTACGACGCCCCAACCCCGGAGCAGCCGACCAGCCTCTTCCTGTGCCACCAGACCGACGCCGCCGACGCGGCGGCTCGCCTATGCGCGGGCTGGGTCGGCTGCCACGGCGGCGAGGAACTACTCGCAATACGCATGGGCGCGGTGACAGGTTCGCTGTCCCCTGAGGACGTACAAGCAGCATTCGAGTACGTGAGCCCGGTGCCGTTGTTCGAGTCCGGGCGTGAAGCGGCGGAGCACGGCATCTTCGAGATCGAGGACCCCGGAGGGGACGCCGTCGCGGCGATCAAGAAGATATCCCGGCGCCGCGTGGACATCGGGGGCAGTTGATGGACCCGAGGGCACAGCAAGCCCGCGAGCACCACCGGCTCGCCGGGGAAGACCGTGACTCCGCCAGCCAGCACCGGAGCCAGCGCGACCGGCTCGTACGGGAACTGTGGGCGAACGAGCGCCAAAAATGGACCTACGCCACCCTCGCCGCCGCCGTGAAGTGCAGCCCCCAACTCATCCAGAAAATCATCGACGGACGGACAGGAGGAAGTCATGGACACTCCCCGGAGCGAGACCCCAACGCGCACAGTGCGGAAGCTTGGCCGTGACATACAGGTAGGCGACGACCTCGTGTTCGAGGGCAAGGTACACAGAATCACCCGTATCACCCCGTACGACCAGACTCGGGCGGGTCTACCCGCTGGCCCCGGTTGGCGTACCGCAGACGCGGAGTTTGGATGGGGAATCACCCTGAACCCCGACGCCGACTACTACGAAATCCTGGAACGCCCGCGATGAGTGACGGACTGTTCCACGGCGTGAACGATCCCGTAGGAGCTGAACACGAGGAACCTGACACCTGCGATAGATGCGGTGCGCAGGGAAAGGTCAGCGTTGGCTACGAGTCGATCTTCGGCTACGACGGCCTCTGTGACGGCTGCTTGGACACGCTCTATGCAAGTCGGGGGCGGAACCCGTGAGTACCGAAGCACGCCACGGCACGGAGCGGCACCGCGCTATCGCGGACGAGAACACGATCCTGCGCGGGCAGGTCGGCTCCGGTCTGCACGGCGTCACGACCGGCGCCGACGACCGCGACGAAATGGGCATATGCATCGAACCGCCCGAAGCCGTAATCGGTTTGGAGAAGTTCGAGCAGTACATCTACCGCACCCAATCGGACGGCGCCCGCTCCGGCCCCGGCGACCTCGATCTGTGCGTCTACAGCCTGCGGAAGTGGACGAGGCTGGCCGCCGAAGGCAATCCCTCAGTGCTGCTGATGCTTTGGATACCCGACGAAGAGCTGACCGTGAAAACCCAACTCGGCGCCGAGCTCCAAGCGGTCTCAGAGCTGTTCGTCACCAAGCAGGCTGGACGGAAGTTCCTTGGCTATCTGAACTCCCAGCGTGAAGGGCTAGAGGGCACTCACCACCGGCACACCAACCGACCCGAACTCATCGAACAGTACGGGTTCGACACCAAGTACGCGTATCACGCCCTGCGCCTGGGTATGCAAGGCATCCAACTCCTCACTGAGGGAAAGGTGCACCTACCCATGCTCCAAGCGCATCGCGATGCACTGCTGGGCGTTCGGCGCGGCGAGACCCCGCTCCCCGAGGTGAAGCGCTGGCTTGAAACTCTGGCCGTGAGCCTGGAGTACCACGCCTCGATCTCGTCTCTGCCGGATGGGCCAGACTGGGCACGCATCAACGGCTGGCTGGTCGATATGTACCAGCGGCACTGGCGTACTCGCGGTACCCGGTCCGAAGCCCGACTCTTCGGCGCGATCCGAGACGCACACAACATCGCCCTCGGTCGAAGTAGATGGCGATGACGGAATCGGGATCATAGAAATGACTGGGACAGCGAGACTTTCGGGCGGCCCACACAATGGGCTGAGAATCTCTATGGACACCCACCTGCACGGTTGGGTCTATGTCGGCGTACACGGATACAGGCGCGTCCCTTTCAACCTGCGTCCAATGAGCGAGGCGACGTACGAACATGTTTACTCACCCCGCCGCCTGGAGGTCACGAGCGAGGAGCTGGCGTGATGAGAACCCAGAGACCGTTGAATGCCGAAGAGTATTCGGAACTGGAAGCCTTGAACGCGGCAGTGCAGGCAGCGATAGACGCGCGCCGCGAATGGCTGGACGCGAAAATGCGTGAAACGTCGAAACTTCAAGTCGGAGATGACATCTACGATGTACAAAGCGGCGAGAAACTTGGTGTCGTATCCGGGCTGTACCGCTATCACGCTGGGCGTGATGATCTCTACGATACGTACGTCGAGTGCGACTACCAGTATGAAACTCGCCCCGGATGTTTCGGCAACACTTCCAGTCAGGGCGGACGGTTGTTCGGTACCCGCGAAGACGCCGCTGCGCACGCGAAATTACTAGTTGCCCAATTGGAAGCGGCGCCACATGAGTGACATGGGGGGCAATCAGAGATGAATGATCCAGCACCTTGGCGGCATGTCGATGGCACTCGGGTGGGTTGCACGGGGCAAGCTGGCGCGCCGCAAGGCGGGTACACATACAGCCCGCGAATGGGATACGACGACTACCCGGATAGATACGTCAGCACCAGATGGCCGGAATTGAATGAGCGACGCTACGAACTCCCCCTAGTCAGCGGGACGGGCGAGTGATGATGATCCTGGAGATTGGTGTCCGCCGCTGGGTTGCTTGGCGTCTAGTGCAGCTGGCTCACCGCATCGCGGACACGACGGTCACGGAGCGCATTGTCATCGTGGCGCCGGACGGTGGCCCCGTTGTCGAATGGGAGATCGAGGGCGACGCTTACGGCGGCGGGGTCTCCAGCCAGCACGGCTTGACCTATTTCACGCCCGGCTACACGGCGTTGCACATCTTTGACGGCGTACCTACCGACGCGGATAACCACTTCGTGATGACGGCGTGGAACCGCCTGCGCGAGTGGGAAGACCAGCGCGGATGAGTACTGACGTTCCGAGACAATGCCCAAAGTGCGGCTACCGAGGAAGACCTTGCGAACTGGGCTGCGGAGGCCACGACTGCCCCATGCTAAAGGCAAGGCGAGAGCGCGAGCGGCGCGACGGCGATGACTGACCGCCTGCCGGCGAGGATTGAGGCAGCCCCGCGTGAGGCTTCGGCTCGGCGCGTGCCCGGCTCGTTGGACTGCTGGTGGCGGCTGGGCCCGAACATCCGCGACCAGCGTTCGGCGCGAGCGCGCGGGGTGCTGTCCGTCGATGAGCACGACACCTACCTGACGGTGGTGCTCGCGTCCTCCCGTGTGGACGTGTGGCCCTCGGACTACAAGCTGGCCTGGGACGAGCACCGGTCGGGCACCGAGGCAGAGTCGGTGTACGAGCAGGTACCGCGCTACCTGGACCTGCTGATCGACCGGCCCCCGCTCATGCCTATCCCGATGGAGTGGCAGCAGATCACCCGGCGCGGGTTCAGGGAGCACCCCGGCGACATCATGAGCAACTGGCGGTACGACAACCCATGGGACTAGGTAGCCCTGCGGCTCTCCCTCGCGATTTCTCTCCAAAAGTGCACGGCCGCTGACGGATCAGGCACATTCAGCGGGTAGAGCTTGGATTCGGATGAAAGTAGGGACGATTCGCTGGGTAGGTGCTGGTGCGGCAGGATCGGGCTCCACCGGTAGCCGATCCGGTAGTGCCACTTCCACAGAGCTGGACGGTGGGCGACCTGCTCTTCTATGTCGGCAGCGTTCGGCAATCCGAGGCCGCCCAGGACCGCTTCCGCGCCGGGCATCCACGCAAGCTGAAGTGCTTTCTTGTATTTCTCGGCGGCGGCCTTCACAGCCGCGTGCGCCTCGCTCTGGCGGTCACGGGTCACCTCGATGTACCAAGCGTTCTGGTACGACACGTAATACTCGGAGAGGGCGTAAATAGGGCTGTACTGCGCGCGCCGTTTCCTCGCCCAGAAGAGCATGTCGTCAATCTTCGTGCGCACATCCTTGAGGATCAGAAATTCCTCGTAGGCGTCCAGAGCGGCCACCACACCCTCAGAGAGTTTCATGCCGCTCACGATAGGTGGATGTTGTCGGTGGCGGCGGGTAGAACGTGGGCCATGGCAGTCGGCACTGCGTTGGCGCGGCTAATCGCGGGTATCCCGAACCTGCTGAACCGCACCCATGACCCGAGCTTCATCCGGGACCCCGACGCGTTCGTTGAAGTACGCACGCCAGAGGAGGTGGCCGAGCGAATAGCGTCCGTGCTCCCTGACCTCCTCGCGGCCAAGGGAATCCTCCTGGTGGAGCTGCCCGCCGTCGCCCCGGACGGCTACGGCGGCTTGGCGGTCAGGGTCCCATTGAGCGAGCAGCCCTGGGCAGATGGCGAGGTCTGCCTCGATAAGGCCGGGCGCATCGCGTTCGCCGGCATCCCGCGACCGCTCCCTGTCGCGGACAGCCCAGCGGTCGCGGCAGCGTTGCTGGCGATACATAAGGCGATCGATACTCTGCGCGCTGCGCCTCCCCCGTAGTACCTTTGCCAGCATGGGTGATAGCTCGAACGCGATGTCGGTTCAATTCGATGACGGCGCCATGGTCATGCCGTACAAGGTGTTCAGCGCGATCGAAAACCAGGTAGAGAAGCTGGCGACCGATCCCGAAGCGCTGGACTTCATTTCACTCTCAAACATCGCGGACGGGCCGACCCTCGCTCACTACTACCAGACTGACGGCATTGGGAACCTGAGTGTTTTTGCCTCGGAAACCGCTGCTAGTTCGTTCAAGAAGCACTTCCCCGACGCCGCTTTGCCGGGCAACTTCTTCCCCGAAGTGAGGGACTTCCTGGACAGGATGAAGGAAGAGACAGCGGACGCCGGTCTCGCGATGGGGCCAATTGATGTCGGCGTTGGGGTCGCTGAGCGCGTGTACACAGGTGACAGCACACCGCCGGACATCAAGGCGCTTTCATCGGGGGACCAGTGTGGAGTGCTGCTCCAGCAGTTCATGGTGTTGGCGCTGGCTGTCCAGTACGCCCGAGGCGATTTCACGCTGTAGCGCTTATGGACGACAAAGCGACCGTGGTGACGGCGGTCGTGTTACCGATCCTCACTCTGATATCAGCGTGGGCGCTGGCGGCCTGGAGGGGTGCGCGGCATCGCACTTGGGAGGCTCTATCCAAAGACCTTGAGCTGGCCGATAAGTTGTCCGCTGTCGGGCTCGCCGCGCATGCCCTGTGGCTCAGGCAGTCGGTGGCGGTTCGGCTTAAGGGTCGGGCGATGGCCGATAGCCGTCCGCGCTCCGACCTGCTTACCGGGTTTATAGGCGGCGTCCTCATTGCGTTTGGGGTGGGCGCTGTCTGGTTTGTCCGCATAGCGGCTCACCAAGGCGACACGGTCGGTGTCGTTATCGGGCTGGTCATGGTGATAATGAATGTGGCCAGCGGGGCGTACCTCGCGTACTCGTCATTAAAGAAGGCGTATCGAGTACCTGGGCTGTCCGATTTCTTCCTACAGGGCAATACGGAAGCGGTCCTGGGACTGCGCGGCCAGTTGAAACTCCTTCACGCGGCTTCCGCCGAGCTGCCGGACGCCATACCCGAGCCCCAGCCGACCCCTCAACCTGAGGCTGAGCCGGAACCGGCCCCCGCTTCGCCGGAGCAGAGGACAGCTGATAGCCGGGCGTGAACTCTTCGGGATTTCCGAAAAGTTGCCCACCGCCTCCGTGGGTTGTCGGACGTAACGTGTTATACAGGTGTGGTGGGCAGAGCTATGCCCAGAGTTCAGGCCTCCGTGAGTCTTCCGGGGGCCTTTTCTCGTTTCTGATCCTTTCCGCCCCGCGCGCCTCGTTGAGCCGGTACGTGCTTGCCCGGTAAGCGCGCGGCCCGTAGCCGCGACCGCTGTCGCGCCGGGCCATTGCAGGCTGACCCGTCATTACCGTCTTGCTGGGGCGGGGGTTGGCCGGACACCCAGGAAACCTCGTAGGGGTGGAGGGCGCGCTGCGCGCCGCGCGGGGCGGGAAGTCATTTGAGCTGGTGCGCCGGGCCGGGCCATCCGCCCTCGCGTGGAACACGTCATGGCAGCTACGCGTCACGACGACGGGCGACAACTACCGCTCGGCGCACCTTAAAACCGTTGTGTACCAGAAGGATTCATCGAATGTCCAACCCGGACAGCCCGCCGTGGCTGCGCGGCGTGGTCGAGCTACCAGCCGAGCACCACACCTGGATACCGAAGGAGCACACCATGCCAGGACGTTTGGAGATCCGATTCAACGACCGGATCGAGTACGCACACGACGTTGAGAACTTCTCCCTCGTGGAAGGGCCGGACGGCGCTCTGTCGATCGCGGCCACCCGCGCGACCGCCAGCGGCGAGCTGACCGTCCTCACCACCGAAACGAACCCACTGCTCACCGGCACTCCGGTTGACGGCGTGACCGCCGCCGAAGGCGACGAGCCCGAGGACAACGGAGGCCCTGAGGTACTGGAGACCGTCCACGACGGCTCCGCCTATGAGGCCGCCGCCGACAACGGCAAGGGCAACAAGGCCAAGTGACCGGTCCGGGTCTCGCTGTCCCGCAGTCGTTCACGGTCATGTACGACACATGGGCGGGCGTCGCAGACCGCAACACCGACCCGGACAACGAGCCCGACATCCGCCCCATCACGGCCACCGTCCTGTTCCGGTACCGGCTGCCGCAGGGCTGGGCGTTCCGAGCCGCGAACTACGACCCCCGCCCGACAGACTTCGCCCTCGACACGTTCGAGGGGCGTCTCGATGAAGGCCGCCTCCGCCACCCCAACGGCACCCTCGGCATGAAGCTGTTCGCCAACACGGCGCTCCTCGCGTGGCCGGCAGACCTCTACATCGACATCAGCTTCTCGAACGTGGTGTTCAACCGGGGCGACCGCACCTGGCGGAACTTCGCCATCGTCGCGCCCGTGACCGCCGGTACCGAGGTGAACCTGACCACGGTGCAGCGCTACCCGTTCCTCACCCCGACCCAGTACGAGCAGTGGTTCCAGAACAACCCGGCACCGAACCCGGCCTGACCCTCACCTACCGCCTCTGGCTCCCCAGCGACGGCACCTCCAGCACATGCTCAGCAGCACAGGAGAACCCGACATGCCCCAAAGCACTGCCCCAACCTGCGCCCCGACCGGCGTCATAACCATCGACGCACCCGACCCCAAAGCCGCGCGATACGCCGTACTCGAGTTAGTCGCTGCTGAGCTCCGCCACCAGCGGCGGGTGATCTACCTTGCCCAGCGCCATGAGGAAGCGCTATCCGCGATGCGGTCCCTCATCGAGGACGGACACCTCGCCCAGCCTGAAATCGAGTCCACCCGTACCAGCGTCGGCGATATGCGCGTGCACCACGTGTGGGGCGGCACCGCCCACTTCATGTCGGCGCGTACCGGCGGCTACTACCGGGGAAACGCGGACGCGTTCGTGGTGGCCGGCAGTGAGGACATCCCCGTCGAGGTGCTGCCGCGCGTCATAGGGCGCGTGTACGTGGCGGCGTCAGCGTGAGCCCCGCACGACAGCTGCGGACCCTGTTCCCGCAGCCACCCGACACCGATGTGGATGTGTTGCGTTGGCTGGCGCGGGAATCGTTCGAGCTGTACGCCGCCGCCGAAGGCCTCCACATAGTCGAGTACCGGGCGAGCACCGTTCCGCCGGAGGCCATTCCCCGGGCAGCGCAGGACCATTTGGAGCTGCCGATCGAGGCATACACGTGGCATGAGTTCGTCGCGTACGCGGAACGCCCCGAAGCCGCGGACCCGGATCCAGTGTGCGGATACTGCCCCCACCCGCCGCACAAGGCGAACGGCTGCACCGAGTCCGCCACACCGTGGCTGGCGGCACCGGTAGATGGGGAACCGGCCCCGCCGTGCCCGTGCGCCGTGGACAGCGACCCGGCACCCGTCGAGCAGCCAACGGTGAACGCGTGACCGCGATCCCGGCACCGGTACGCCCCACCAAGCCGGATTACGAACCGGAACACCTCCCCGACCAGGCTCACGACTGGGACACCAGCACCTACATCGACATCAGCGGCGTCCACGGCGGCTACAAGTGTCGGGCGTGCGGCGATGTCCGCTGCATGCGCTGCCACGAGACGGACCCGCTGGATTGCCGCCGGGTCGCGGCGCGGGAACGGAACAACGAGCTCCGCCGGACCTACCTCGCCGCCTTCAAGAAGTGGCAAGCGCAGATGGAGTACTACCAGGAGCACGTCCAGCCGAATCTCCCTCGCGCTCCGCGCGGCTGGGGAAGCTGATGACCAACCCCACGCCCCACCAGGGCTTCGTGGGTGTGGTCATCGGCGGCGTCGTCCATGTCGAGAAACATTCAGGGGTCCACGGGTTCGGCGGACTTACACCTGACTTACAACCACTCGACCGCCCGGACCCTGTCGCCCGCGCCCACACGCTCATCACCGATACCTACTGGACGGTGCGGTATCTCACCGCGCCACGGTGGAAGCGACCGTTCCTGCGCCTGCTCCGGTGGTTGCGCTGATGGCAGACAACGTCATCCAACTCGGCGAGCACCGCACCCCACCGACCACCAACCACCAGTGCGTCAAATGTGGTAGCGAATGGTTCCGCCTGGACGGCACCCTGGCCGGACCGGGCGCACCCGCCCACGGCGCCGTGGTGCTGGCCGCCGACAACCGGATGCGCATCACCGGTTACTGCGGTACGCCCCGCTGCCTGGAGTGCGGCCACCTGGTGGCGGTCTAGTGCTGTTCGTGGTGGTGGGTCCGCCGGCAGCGGGCAAGTCCACATGGGTGCGGGACAACTCACGTCCCGGTGACATCACCATCGACTACGACGCCATCGCCTGCACCCTCACCCCACAAGACGACAGCCCCCACCGCCACGACCACCCCGACCACGTGAAGGCAGTCACCAAGGCAGCCCGCCAGGCAGCCATCGACACCGCCCTCACCCTCGTCGGCGAGCACGACGTGTTCCTGATCCACTCCACCCCGAGCCCCGCTCTCCTCACGAAGTACCGCTCGTACGGCGCCGAGGTCATCACCATCGACCCCGGCCAAGACACCGTCATGGAACGCGCACGCGCCGAACGGCCATGGCAGCTACAGGGCGCCATCAAACGCTGGTACGAGGAGCACCCCACCACCGGCAGCACCCCCGCCCAGCACGTGCCCGGCCTCGACGCACAAGGACGCCCACGCGGCCGCCACTACCAAGAACTCAAGGCCACGTTCCGTAAGGAATGCGAGGAGCGCGGCGACGTGTGCTGGCTGGACCAGCGCCCCATCGACTACAGCCTCAAAGCACCCCACCCGGACAGCTTCTCCGTGGACCACGCCATCCCCGTATCCGAGGCCCCCGAACTCGCGTTGGACCCAAGGAACTTCCGACCCAGCCACCTGAACTGCAACATCCGCCGAGGCGACGCCGAACCCAACATCGCCATCGGCCAACCCTCCGAAACCTGGTAACCCAGCACCACGCAGGAGACACCCCGCATGCCCGCACGCACACTCCCGCCGTTCCCCATCAACGACGAGACCCTGGCCCAGCTCGAACACGCCCTCGACGCGTCCGTTCACGTTGACGAGGACGGCACCCGCACCACGGTGGGCGGCGACTGCACCCTGCCCCAACTACTCGACTTCTACTCAGGCGCAGATCCATCCCGAGCGACCCACATCGGATACGCAGGTGACTGCCCGGTGTACGAGGCATGGGATCAGCACTACAGCGAGCACGACGTAATCCGGGCACTCATCCACCGGATACGCGAACTCGAAACACTCCCCGCCGCCAGCTAACAACGCACCAAACCCAGCTAACACCCGGACACCACTGGCTAACACCCGCCCCAACCTCGGGAAACGAGACGAGTTAGCCAACCGCACCAAACCCGCTGCCGACCCTGCCCACCACCATCGCTGTACGAGCACACAACCGAACAACCCCGACTCGGAGACGAACCCCTCATCACCAGGCCCCAACAGGCCACACGACGACGGCAGGTACCGGGGGGCGGGGTGAAAAGTTGCCCGCCGAACCCAAGGTCCCTCGGCCCGGCACGGGTTCCGCCCCCTCTCAAAAAATGTTGCCAAAAAGTTAGCCAGCAGCTACCAGCTAGGAGCGCAGCCGCATGACCGATCCCACAGTTAACATCGCAGGTAATGCAGTTAATTCGGCTGCGCGGTTACCGGTATCCCAGCTAAAGACCTTCAAGGGCAACCCCCGTAGAGGTTCTGTCCCGGATATCGCGGCCTCGCTCACCGCCAACGGCCAGTACCGGCCCATCGTGGTGAACCGTGGGACTCACACGGGGCGGCCCAATGAGGTGTTGGCCGGTAACCACACGCTGCTCGCGGCGCGGGAGCTGGGTTGGGCGGAGATCGACTGCTGGCTGGTGGACGTGGATGAGCAGCAGGCCAAGGCGATTGTTGTTGCTGACAACAAGATCCCGGCGCTGGGTGGATACGACGACAAGGCGTTGCTGGAGATCCTGGAGTCCCTGGACACCCTCGATGGCACCGGTTACGTGCAGGACGACCTCGATGACCTGGCGGCGGCCCTGGAGGAGCTGGAACCGGCGCCAGAGGACCAATTGGCCGGAAACCAGGGCACCGCAACGTCCCTGGAGGACTTGAAGACCAACTACGACAAGTCTGACCAGCGGATGGTCGTGATGACGTTCGTCGGCGATGAGTACCTGTGGGTGGTCGAGACGTTGCAGCGGGTGGCGGACGCTCACGCACTGGAGAGCAACGCAGCCGTGTTGGTGCACCTGCTCAAGCAGGAAGAGACCGCGCTGGATGCAGCGCCAGCGGTCGCGGAGTGACACCGATGGAGCGGCTGAGTCTGCGGCGGGTGGTGGGCCCGGAGGAGGCGACGACCCTCGTCGGTACGTGGGTTGGAGATCACGAGCCGACCCACAGCGAGCCATTCATCGCTACAGACGCCGATACCGGTGAGACCGTGATGGCGGTGCTGCCGGTGGAGGCGCCGGATCTGCGGCGGGCATGCCTGTCGTTGAAGTACACGGACCTGCGGCGCGCGTCGGGCGCGAAGAACCTGTCGGCCAACTTCGGGTACCAGCCCCGGCGGCCAAGCTACAGCCGCGACGCGTGCCGGGCGTCCGGTGTAGCCAAGGAGTTCCCGGCGGCCGAGGCAGCGCTGGATGCGTGGGCCGGGGCGCTGGCGAGGATGCTCCGCGAAATTGACGCGAAAATCGAGGCCCGCGACCGGGAAACCATGCTCCAGGTCGGATCTACCTGGAAGCTGGGCGATTCCGAGCTCTGGACTTCGGGTGTCATCAATCGGAGCTCGACGCTTCCCTACCACCGAGACGGGTTCAACTTCCCAACCTGGAGCGCGATGCCAGTGTTCCGGCGCGGCATGACCGGAGGACACCTGCACATCCCCGAGTACGGGGTGGTGCTGCCGTGCCGAGACAGCACCGCCGTCTTCTTCCCGGGTCATCAGCTGGTGCATGGGGTTACGCCGATGCAGCTCCGCAAGCCGGACGGATACCGGCTGAGCGTCGTCTATTACGCCCTCAAGGGCATGAAATCGTGCTTGGAGGGTGCATTGGAGACTGAATACGCCCAAAAGGCGCGCACCGCTCGGGAACAGAATCAGGCGCGGCTCATCGCTGAGCGGAGGCAGCCCAAGTGAGGCGCGCCCCGGCCCGCGAGTACCAGATCGTGATTCCCTCCTACCAGCGCGCCGAAGGGCTGGAGCGGAAGACGCTCGCCTGGCTGAACGCGACCGGAGTGGACCCGGCCCGGATCACGGTGTTCCTTCACGACAACGACCCGCAGCTGGAGGCGTACCAGGGGTTGGCCGGCAGGGCGGGTGTTCGCCTGAACGCCACCCCGATGCGGGGTATCACGGCGCAGCGGACCTACATCCCAACCCAGTTCGCTCCTGGCACCCCGATTGTGTGCCTGGACGACGATGTGACGGGCCTGGTGGAGGCGGTGGACTCGAAAACCCTTCGCCCCGTGGCTGATGTGGATGCTTTGTTCCGGCGGATGTTCACCGAGACTGCTGGGCGGGACCTGTACGTGTGGGGTCTGTCGCCGGTCGTCAATGCCTTCTACATGTCGCCGGGCCGCGTCAGCGAAGGCCTCCGGTTCCTGATCTTCACCGTGATCGGGTTTTTCAACCGGCCCGGCCATCCAGTCCACGAGTTCACCGTCCCGTACAAGGACGAGCACGAAACCAGTCTGCGTGCGTGGTGGTACGACGGCGGCACCGTCCGGCACGACGGCGTTGCCGCCCAAGCGAACTACTACACGGACCCTGGCGGCTGCCAGGCACCCGGTGAGTTCCAAAGAACCCCCGCCAAGGTCGCTTTCAGCGTCGAGGAGCTGGAGAAGCAGTGGCCGGGCCTGGTGCGCAGGAACACCCGCAAGAAGGACACCGGCTACATCGAGATCACGCTCGCCCCGAAGAAGCGGCACGCCGGGCACCCCCCGAGCACGCCGCCGCCCGGCGTCCGCGCCGCGAAAGCCGGGGGCCGGTGACAGATCGGATCACCCGGGCCAAGCGCGACGCGCAAGTGCTGCAACTGTTCATCGCTGGCGTCCCGTACCGGCAGATCGGTGAGCGGCACAACATCACACACACCGCAGTCGAGAAGATCGTTCAGCGGGAGATGGCCAAGGCAGCGAAACGCCGCGATTACATGGCGGATCAGGCATTGGCGATGCACGTGGAGCGCTCAGAGGCGCTATTTCGCGCCCATTTCGTCAACGCGCTGAACGGCGACGTGAAAGCTGCCGAGTTCTGCCGGAGGCTCCTCGCGCAGCAGACCCGCCTCTACGGGCTTGACGCCGCGACGCCAGGGATGAACGAGCCGCCGAACCTGCCCGACCCGGACGACGAGGGCGACGACGGCGACGAAGCCCCGGTGAGCGACCTTGACGACTGGCGTCGTAAGCGCACCAACGCTTAAGGGGTACACCAAACCCCGGCTGTATACGCCGCCCCTTGCCGCGCATTGCGACCCCAGTCGCCCGGACGCGTGCGAGTGCGGCTGTGGCCTGAACCCTGATACCTCCTGGGGATTCGAGTGCATCGGTTTTCTCGAGAATTTCCTCGGCTGGACGCTCCTCCCGTACCAAAAATGGCTGTATATCCACGCTTTGGAGAAAGGCGCGGACGGTACGGGGTTCCGGCTCCGCACAGTCGTCATCCTCATCGCGCGGCAGAACGGGAAGACCCAGTGGCTTAAGGGGCTTGGCCTCTGGCGGCTGTACCTGGACAGCAAGGGCATATCGACTGCCGGGTGCCCGGCCGCCAAGACAGTGGTCATCGCGGCACAAGGGCTGGAGTACGCGGAGGGCACGCTCTCCGCCGTCGTGGATGACGTGAAGGAATCCTCGAAGCTCCGGCTGGAGTTCGTCCGGCACCGTACCGCCAACGGCAAGCACGCGATGTTCCTGACCGGGAAACGGTCCTGGCGGGCCGTCGCCCAGAACCGAAAAGCGGGACGCTCCTTCTCAATTGACCTCGCAATGCTCGATGAGCTTCGCGAGCACACCAATTGGGAGACATGGGACGCGGTTGTCCCCACCACCACCGCCCGCAAGTACAGCCAAGCCGTCTCCGCCAGTAACGCCGGGGACAAGAAATCCATTGTGCTGCGGTCGGTCCGGGACGGATGCTTGCAGGCGATCATCGCCGGTAAGACCGAAGAGACCCAGCTCGGGTTGTTCGAGTGGTCCGCGCCGGACGACTCAGACCCGTATGACCGTTCCGTCTGGCCGATGGCGAACCCGGCGATGGGCTGGCTTGAAGGGCACGACGAAGCGTCCGTCGCGGCGAAGCTGGAAGCGAAACGTGCTGACATCGCCGGGTTTAAGACCGAACACCTATGCCAGTGGGTTGATTCACTCGCCCCCGGCATCATCCCCGCCGAAGACTGGCAAGCCACCTTGGATGAGCTGTCGCGGCGAGCTGAGGGGGCGCCCGTGTGGGCAGCCGTTGATGTGAATTGGCAACGATCACGCGGCTACGTCGCAATCGCTGCTCGCCGGGCCGATGACCTGCTCCATGTGGAAGTTGTTGCAGCGGAGCGCGGTACCGACTGGATCATTCCGTGGTTCAAGGCACGCCCCGGAAAGTTCCAGACCGTCGCCGTGCAGGCGCGCGGAGCCCCGGCCTCAGGGTTCATTGAGGACATGGTTGGAGCCGGTATCCCGGTCTTGGAATGGGGCGGCGGTGACCTCACCAAGGGCTGCGGAGACTTTTATGACCAGGTAGTACAGCGGATCGTCCGGCACCGCTCGCAACCCGCCCTCGATACAGCTGCCGTCGCCACCGTCGCCAGAAAGCTCGGTGATGCATGGGTTTTCGACCGGCAGGGCAGCCCCATCGATGCGAGCCCCCTCGTCGCCTGCGCGGCTGCTGCCTGGGCTGAATCTGTCCGGCTAGCCGGACCCGACAAGGTGCCTGACGTGCACGAATGGCCTTCCGAGGAGGAAATCATGGAGTGGCAGAAAGAAGAACTCTACTGATGCGCCCCCTCGTTTCGGCTGCATTCGAGCTGGCCGGGGTCGCGGTTCTAGTCGCCGGGGGCTGGGTGTTGGCGCCGTGGATCGGTCTCCTGATGGGCGGCCTGGCACTCATCCTCATCGGACTAGCGATTGACCCGCCCAGCCGCGAGCCGAAGGCGGACATCCAGTGAGCTTCCTGTCCCGAGCGTTCGTCGCCCCTGAGGCGCGGGTCCTCACCGGTTCATCTTTCGTACCGACCCCCGCCGAAGACGACGCGATGTACCCGTGGGGGAGTAACAGCTACAGCGTCACCCCGCGCGGCGCCCGCGAGACCCAAGTCGCGGCGTTCACCGCCTGCGTCACGCTGCTCGCCGACACCATTGCCTCCCTCGGCCTCACCGCGTACCAGCTGGAAGGCGGCATCCCTGTACCTGTAGATCCACAGCCGAAGCTCATCACCAGCCCCTACCCAGAAACCACGCTGTTCGACTGGATCTGGATGACGATGGAAGCACTCGCGGTCACCGGCAACGGATTTGGTTACATCACGGCTCGCAACCCTGACGACACCCCCAAAGCGATCATGCCCGTCCACCCCGACTTCATGACCGTGAACGTTGCCGCCAAGAACGGCTGGATGGAGCCCACCTACCTGGTAGATGGGACGAAAGTTCCCTCCGCTGATGTGGTTCACATCAAGCGGTACCCGGTAGCGGGCGCCGCACTGGGGTTGTCCCCGGTCCAGCGGGCCGCCGCAGCTGTCGGAATCGCTTTGGCTGCTGAGCGATACGGACTGAACTACTTCAAGGACTCCGCTAACCCGTCCTCGGTGCTCGAAACCGACCAGACGCTGGACACCGAGCAGGCCAAGGGCGTGATGCAGAGATGGATCGCCTCCCACTCGGGGCGTCGCCGCCCCGCCATCTTGACTGGCGGGTTGAAGTGGAAGCCGATCGCGATCAGCCCCAACGAATCCCAGTTCCTCGAAACCCGCCGCTACCAGCGCGGCGAGATCGCGATGCTGTTCCGCATCCCGCCCCACATGATTGGCGACACCGAGAAGTCCACCAGCTGGGGCACCGGAATCGAGCAACAGACCCTCGGCTTCGTGAAGTTCACGCTCCGTGCCTGGCTTACCTGCATCGAGCAGGCCCTCTCGCTGCTCCTCCCGAAGGGGCAGTACGTCAAATTCACCCTGGACGACCTACTCCGCGGCGACATGAAATCCCGGTTCGAGGCATACAAGATCGGCCGCGAGATCGGTCTCTACAACGTGGACGAGATGCGCGCCAAGGAAGACATGGGGCCGGTGGAGAACGGCGACATACGACTCCAGCCCATGAACTACGCGCCACTCGGATGGGTGCCGCCCACACCGGGCGAGGCCACTGCCGGCCAACCCGAAGACGACGAAACCCCCGAAGAAGAACCTGCCGCCGAACCCGACGAGGACGAAGGCGCCCCAGGACAGGAGGACCAATGAACCCCAAGGTAGTTCGCGCTGATCGGGAGAACCGGAAAGACGTGTGGGAGCACCGCTCCATCCCGATGTTCGATCTCCGCTCCGATCCGAACGGCGGCAGCCTCCGACTCACCGGCTACGCCTCCACATTCGAGCCGTACGAAATGTACGGCGGCCCCGCCAACGGCGGCTGGATCGAACAGATCGACCGGGGCGCGTTCAACGCCACCCTCCGCGAGGACCCGGACGTACATCTGCTCATCAACCACGAGGGAATGCCGCTGGCGCGCACGAAGTCAGGGACTCTCAAGCTGAGCGTGGACCGTACTGGCCTGTTGACGGATTCGCTGCTCGATCCGCTGGACCCTGATGTGCAGCGGCTCGCACCCAAGATGCGCCGCAAGGACATGGACGAGATGTCGTTCGCGTTCCGCGTCAAGAACCAGGAATGGAAGTCCACCCCCGAGTTCCCCGACGACGAGTACGCCTACCGGTGCATCACCGAGGTGTCTCTGCACAAGGGGGACGTGTCAGTGGTGAACTTCGGCGCGAACCCGACCACCTCGGCGGAGCTGAAGTCCGTGGACGAAGCGCTGGCGATGCTCGCGGAATGCGACCCCCGCCAGCTCGCGGAAGCGCGCTCCGATCAAGACATCCTGCGCCGCGCCCGCGCCGCGCTCGAAAAGCTCGGTGGACCAGTCCGTATCGGTGGCCCGGTCGGAATTGCAGCCGACGACCTCAGTCGTTCCGCTGCTTCCGCCGCAGCTGACCTCAGACGTTCCGCCGCTGCTGCCGCCGCTGCTGCCTCAGATGCTGCGGCGGAAGCGAACCGGCGCCTCGCCGAGACTCGGCAACACGCCGACCCCGCTCCGAAGGGCATGTCGCTGCGTGAAGCCCTCACCCGCCAGGGCTTCGCCAGCGAGGACGGAAAGAGCCTCACCCTCGATGAAGCACTTGCCCAGAGCGGCAAGTAACCCCCGCGTGTAGTGGTAAACCGCTGCACCGCTCAAGATTCCACCCGCCCACCACCACATCAAAGGCCTCCCAGCTCGGGGGGCCTTTTTTCGTGCGCGGGTCGAACAGCCGCCACCCGCTCGGTGGCCGCTGGTGCCCAGCTCGGGCCGCCAATCCATATCCGAACCACCCAAACCAATTTGGGGACAATCCGAAAGGAGGGACGCTCCCATGGAGGAACGTCTCAAGCGGCTCATCGCGCTGCGTGCAAAGGCAGGCGACGAGCTGGAGAAACTGATGGCTGAGCGATCCGCCATCACCGACCTCGTCAAGGAAGAGGCCCGCGAAGACCTCACCACCGAGGAAGACACCGAGTTCCGGGTCAAGAGCGCGGAAATCGCGAAGAAGCAGACAGAGTGCGAGGGCCTGGACGAGCGGATCAAGGAGCTGTCCGAGGAAATCGAGCGCTCGGGCCGCCTCAACGAGAACGCGACGAAGGTCCGCAAGGCTATCTCCCGCGTGGAGTCCGTGAAGGAAGCCGCTGCTTACGAGAAGGGCAATGGCCGTTCGTACTTCAAGGATCTGCTCCGCCGGTCCCTGAACATGGACCAGGACGGCCAGGCGACCGAACGCCTGCGGCGCCACGCCGTTGACGTGCAGGGGCAGGAGTACCGCGACCTGGACCGCGTGGACGGCAACGGCGGTTACTTCGTACCGCCCATCCACCTGGTGAGCCAGTACATCGAACTCGCCCGCGCCGGGCGTGCTTTCGCCAACTTGGTTCAGCAGCAGCCGCTCCCGGCTGGCACCGACAGCATCAACATCCCCAAGGTGACCCGGGGAACGCTCGTCGGGATGCAGACGGCCGACAACGCCGCCGTGGCCGAGCAGGATCTCCAGGACAGCTCCATCCGGGCGGATGTGAAGACCGCCGCCGGTGCACAGGATGTCGCTATCCAGCTGCTTGACCAGTCGCCCATCAACTTTGACGAGGTCGTGTTCCAGGACCTCATCGCCGACTACGGCACCAAGGTTGACCTCCAGGTGTTGGCCGGCAGCAGTGCGGCCGGGCAGGTCAAGGGTGTCCACAACACCCCGGGCATCCAGTCCATTGCGATCACCGCCCTGACACTCCAGTCGTTCTACGCGGCTATCGCGGACGGCATTCAGCGGGTGCACAGCTCCCGCTTCCTGCCCCCGACGCACATCGTGATGCACCCGCGCCGCTGGGGCTGGTTGACCGGCCAGCTGGACGGCGACCTGCGCCCGCTGGTGCTGCCCGCCGGTCGCAGCCTGAACAACGTCGCCACCCTGGACGCAGTCGCGTCGCAGCAGGTTGTCGGCGAACTGCAGGGCCTCCCCGTGGTGACCGATCCCAACATCGGCACCGCCTACGGCACCGGTACCAACGAGGACCTGGTGTACGTGGTTCGGGCGAACGACCTGCTGCTGTTCGAGTCGGGTATCCGTACTCGCGTCCTCAACGAGGTCGGCGGCAAGAACCTCACGGTGACTCTCCAGGTGTACGGCTACCTGGCCTTCACCGCTGAGCGCTACGCGCAGTCCGTGGTCGAGATCTCGGGTCTGACCGCCCCGACGTTCTGACCGTTCCCTGGCCCTCGCCCTGCTGGGTGACCCCCGGCAGGGCGGGGCCGCCAGGCCAACCGATCTGAGGAGAAACCTGATGGCCAAGAACGAGAAGCGAGACTTCGCCAAGGACACCATCGCCGCGCTCAAGGCACGCCGTGCGCTGCTGGTATCGGTCGGGGAAGACACCACCTCGGTGGACGAGAAGATCGCAGAATGGGCTGACGCCTCAAGCGACAAGGACCCCGCGCCAGAGCTCGAAAAGAAGACCGAGCCGACAGCACCCGAGAAGACAGTTCCGCCCACTCCTGCCACCGCCTCCGCGCCCAAGCCCGAGAAGGCCGCCCCCGCCAAGGCAGCGGCACCGGCCAAGCCCGGCAACAACACCGGAGACGCGGGCGCCTAAATGGCCGGGAACCTTGTCGAACTCGCCGACCTCAATAAGTTCAACGACGGTGACCCGGAGTTCTTTCTCCGCTGCGCCGAGGCCGGAGTTCGCAAGTACTGCGGCTGGCACATCGCGCCATCAGAGCGGGTAGTCGATCTCCGCTGCGCCGTAGGCCAAATGGGAGTCATCATGCTCCCGTCGCTCCACGTCACCGACGTGGAAAAGGTCATCGTGGAGGACCGGGAGCTCGAAACAACTGAATACGAGTGGGACGCGGCGGGGTTCATCAACCGGAACACGGTGACGTGGCCCCGCCGCTACTACTGGCCGGTGTACGGGTACCCGGCCAACCGGCCCGCACAGGTCACATTCACCCACGGGTATGAGGACGTACCCATGGACGTGAAGGCTGTGATCCTGGAGTTGGCCGCCAAGGCAATCGAATTGCCCGCATCGGCCGTGAGCGAGGTCAAGGGCGGACCTTTCCAAATCAAGTTCGGCGCCGGGATTGGACTCGCGCTCACCAGCCACCAAGTAGACCGGCTGGCTGGGTATCGGATTCAGGTCGTCGGATGATCTTCCCTGAACCCCACAGCATCCCGTACTACGCATTCACCCCGGCGGTACCGGCAGCCGTCGATAGCCACGGCAACGCGGTCGGCGAGGTATCCGAGGACCCGGTCATGCGGAAAGCAATCGCGTTCTACCGGAAGTACTCCCAAGAGCCGATCTCCGCCGACACCGTGGCGCGCTACGTCTCAGAGGTGACGATGCTCGTGCGGAAGCCTGAGGAGTACTTCAACCAGGACGAAGTAGATATCGCTGGCCGCCGGTTCGAGGTCGTCGGGCCGGGCGTAGATGGTGACTGGCGAAACGGGCCATGGGCCAAGTACAACAAGCTGTTTGGCGGGGAGATCCAACTCAGGCGGGTTGGCTGACATGGCGAAGATCATCTACAACATGCGCGGCTACAGGCGCATCCGGCACCTGCACGCGGAATACGTGAAGAAGAAGGCCGAGGAGCTGGCCGACGCGTGCGGTCCCGGATACAAGGTCACCATGCAGAAGCGCTCGAACACGCAGCGCCCGAGGGCATTCGTGGAGCCGGAAACAGCAGAAGCCCGCGCTGACGATGCCAAGAACTCCACCCTGATGAAGGCCGTAAACCAGATAAGGGGCAAGTAAGTGGGCCTGTACCCACCGATGCTTCACCCCGACCTGGAGAAGGTCGCAGGCATCTACCTCACTGGCCGCGCGGAAGTCACCGTAGCGGTGGGGACCAAGTTGCCGCCGACGCCCCCGAACCGCACGAAGCCAGCACCGTTCCTGCGCACAGAGTTTGGCGGTGGAGGACAGATCAACCCGCTGGAGTTCCGACTCCACACGATCCTGCACAGCTACAACGCTGACGAAGACGCCGCCGCCGAAACCTCCATCACGGCAACGGCCCTACTCGGAGCTGCCTCTGGCGAGACCGTAAATGGCTGGTTCATCAGTCACGCAGTCGCCGACGTACTCACACACCGAACCCCCGATCCTGACGTACCGAACATGGCGCGTTACCGGTCCCAAGCGACCTGGATCGTCACCGGCAAGCCCCTCGGCTCGCCGATCACCCCCTAACTCACCGCCCTCGCGCGGGAGAAAACGAGGCCGTCCCAACCGGGGCGGTCTTTCGCATATCACGAGAGGAAAGCCCGCATGGCTCTCAACAATGTGCTGGAGCTGGCCGCCCCGTCTCCGCGAGTTACTGGCGGCATCCTGCGCGCTGCGGTTGGAACCACCTTGCCCACCACGGCAATCGGTGCGCCTGACGCAGCATTCAAGAACCTCGGACACGTTGGCGTGGACGGTGTTGAGCGCACCGAAGACCGCTCCAACAAGGAAGAGAACAACTGGGGCGGCGACCTGGTCGCTGTGCTCCAGGAGAAGTACGGTCTGGAGTTGAAGTTCAAGCTGCTCCAGGTGATGAACGCTGACGTGCAGAAGGCAGTGCACGGCAGCAGCAATGTCACCGTGACTCCGGCCAGCACCACGAGCGGCGCCGAGATCGCGGCGAAGCTGAACTCCAAGCTCCTCGACACCGGAGCGTGGCTGATCGAAGGGTTCTACAACCTGATCTCGATGCGGCTGGTCATCCCGATCGGTCGTATCACCTCGGTTGGCCCGCTCAAGTGGGTCCACTCCGAGCTGGCCGCGTACGAGTGCACGCTCAAGCCGTTCCCCGACACTGACGGGAACCACGGGTACCAGTACTGGAACGACGGCGTGGTGACCATTTGAGCACCGCACGAAAGGCGCCCGCCAAAAAGGCAGCGCCGCGCAAGGCCGCCACTCCGGCGCCAGGTGAGGACGCCCCCGCTCCGGCGGGGGCCGTCCCGCCGAAGCCGAAGACGGTCTCGCCGTACCCAGATGGGACGCCGCTGTACGAATACACCAGCGCCGCAGGAGTTGTGATCCTCTTCCCGAAGATCACAGCTATCGCACCCCCAGACAACGTGTTCTGGTGGGAGCTCTACAACGCCGCACCCCGTTTCCAACCGTTCATCTGGATGGACCACGCCGACGTGCCGAAATCCATCCAGCGGACCGTCGTTGAACTTCCGCCGGAGGAGTTCCGCGTGTTCCTTGATGGTTGGTTCGCCGAGGCGAATCTCTCAGCGGAAAAATAGGTGCGCTGACCCGTGTGTTCGGTGATCACTGGCACGCGGTTCAGCGCGACCTTCTAGCCCTCGGATTCCGCGCCAAGGACATCGGAACAGACCTCTCGCTGGATGAGTTCGCCTCGATAGTTCTTGCGCCCCCGGCGAATAGCTCCGTGTTTCTGGCAGTCGGCGGGTGGACGAAAGAAGCCCACCTAATCGCTACCCAGATGGAGCAGAACGAAGGGCTCATCGAAGTCCAGCGTCGGATGCCCCGCCCCGGTGTTCCTGAAGAGCCGCCCGTGCAGAAGCAAAACCCAAGGCGCATCGATTCGTTCGACGCGATGACCTTGGAGGAGTTCGAGCGGCTACGCGCCGAGAACTATTCCCGAACACCCCCCACGCAAGGCCGTGTGATCGGCCCCGAAAAGAGAGGAGACCCGTGACCGAAACCGTCGAGCTGGCCCGCGTCCTGGTCTCACTCTGGCCGGAGGCTTCTCATCTGGACGAGGGCGTGGAGAAGATCGCCGACAAGGCCGAAAAGCGTTTCGGCCGTTCGGGCAAGGTCATGGGGCAGCAGCTCGCATCCGGTCTCGATGAGGGCACCAGGCGGGCCGAGTCCGGCCTCAAGAAGGTGGAGGCTGCCTCCAAGAAAGTGCAGGTTGCGAGGAAGGCCGAAGCCGACGCTGCGGGGCGCCTTGTCGTAGCCGAGGCCCGGCTGGAGGACGTACGTAAGAAGGCCAGCGTCTCTGCCGGCCAACGCAAGGCGGCCGAAGAATCAGTCGAACGCGCCCGCCGCGCGCAGGTACTCGCTACGGACAATCTGACCCGCGCACTACGGGATCAGCACCGTGCGGAACAGGACAATGCAGCCGGACACCGGGACGCCGCCACTGCTGTGAATGTATTGGGTGGTGCGCTAGGCAAGGCGGGCTCTGCTGCTGATCGTTTCGGCTCGGGCGGCAACGTGCTTGGGTCGATGCTGGGCAGGCTGAGCACGGGTGCGAGTGGCCTGAGCGAGGCCCTGGGCAGCGCAGAGACGGGTGCGGCGGCTCTTGGTGCCGTAGCGGGCACCGTTGCCGGTGCCGGTCTCGCCGCGCTTGGCGCCGGGGCCGCCGCCGCGATGAAGCAGCTCTACGACCTCGGCGAGTCGTATGACGAGGTGTTCGACAAGCTGCGTCTCAAGACCGGCGCAACCGGCCCCGAGCTGGAGGGCCTCAAGCAGGCCACCATGGAGATCGCCAACCAGGTGCCCCTCACCACGGGCGAAATCGGATCGATGACCGCTCAAGTCAACAAGGCGCTTGGGCAAACCGCTGACGGACTAGTTGAGGTCACCACTAACATCGCCAACCTGTCCCGCATAGCCGAAGAACCCATCGACGTACGGCAGCTAGGCAAGGTGTTCAAGGCGTACTCACTCAAGGACGCGAAAGAGCAAGTAGCAGCGCTTAATTCATTCAAGAACGCCTCTCAATCCACGCAGATACCCGTCAACGAACTCATTGGGCTAGCCGCAAAGGGCGGTCCGGCTATGCGGCAACTCGGCATGGACCTCGGCAAGGCCACCGCCATGATGGGAGTGTTCGAGGAAGCCGGGATGGAGCCGGAGAAGATCATCGCTCCGCTCACCAAGGGCCTCGGAACCCTCGCTAAGAAGGGGCAGAGCGGACCCGAGGCACTACGCACTCTCACCAATGAGATTCAGCGGCTCATCGACGTAGGAGACGAAGCGGGCGCAATCAACCTCGGGAACAAGCTATTTGGCGGTAGAGGCGGATTGCAGTTCGTGGATGCCATCCGTCGCGGAGTTTTCGATGTCAAGAAGCTCGATGAGGCTCTATCGCACACGGGCACCACCATCCAAGAAGACGTGGAAGCCACCGACGATTTCGCCCAGCAGTGGCAGATCCTCAAGAACAAGGCTGCTGGCGCGTTGCAGCCCCTCTCCAGCGAGGTTTTCGACTTCACAAACGAAGCTCTTGGGGGATTGGGCGATTGGGTAAGCGAACACCAATCCGATCTCGTGAAGTTCTTCTCGCTGATGGCCGAGGGCGCGGTTGACGCAGGGCGGCACGTCATCATCTTCGCCGCCGACATGATGACAGCGGTCGGCGACATCATCGCCGCCGCAGGCGACGTGGCCGGCACATGGATGCAGCTGCGTGGAGTCTGGGACCAGGTCCTTGGCAATGACGACAAGGCACAGCAGAATTTCAAACGCGCGCAGGACTTCTTTGCCTGGCAGTCGGGACCGGACAGCCTGTTCGAGAAGGCAAAGAAATGGAAGGACGCCGCCAACAGCGGTGCTGACGAGCTAAACAAGAAGCTCGATGAGGCCGGTAACCAGACCGCCCAAGCGCTTAAGTTCACCGAAAAGCTCGGTAAGGCAAAGGCTTCCCTCGGCGACGACAAGACGACCGTCTACATCGACTCGAACGCCCCGGAGGTCACCGACAAACTCGCCAAGATCGGCATCCAGGTCAAGGAGCTGCCTGACGGCAAATTCGAGGTGAACGCCAACACCGAAGAGGGACAGAAGACACTCGACGCGTGGCGGCAGAAGCAAGGCGGCAAGAAGCTCGAAGTCCCCGTCACCGTGGACACCAAGCAGGCACAGGAGGATTGGGACAACTTCAAAAGGAACATCACAGCACCCGCCCCCGCCTCCTCACCACCGCCGGGCGACTGGAGCACCCTGATGTTGCCGCCGCCTGCCGCCCCACGAGCCAGAGGCGGCATCTACGACGTTTGGGATTCGGTTGCGTCGTTCGCGGGCGGCAAGCTACCCCGCACCGCGATGTTCCAGCCACCTGTCGCGGGCGCGGGGCTCGTGCAGTGGGCCGAACCATCCACGGGCGGTGAAGCATTCATACCGATCAGGGGCGGGAAGCGTTCCATCGACATATGGGCGAAGACCGGCCAAATGCTCGGCGTGTTCGACCAGGGCGGTTTCAACAACGTATCTCAGGACGAGGTCAACCGGATGGGCGGCGGCACCGTAAACCTGTCCATCCTGCGGGCGCTCCGGGAAGCCAACCCGAGCGCGGTGCTCACCAGCGCCAAAACTGATCACGGGGTGGACGGCGGCTACCACCCCAAAGGCATGGCGATCGACGTTGACCCGTCCCGCCGGAATCTCGACGCGCTCTGGTCTATGCGAGACCAGCTCGCACAGATCATTTTCGATGACCCGCAAAAGGTTTGGTACAACGTCAACGGCGAACACGCCGAAGGCCAAGCCGCACGCCGCATCTACGGCGAATCCACGATGAAGCAGCACGGCGACCACATCCACGTAGCGGCCCTGCACGAGATCGGCAGCTACGGGCAGATGCCCGGAGGCGGTCGGTACGAGCAGCAATCCGTGGGCCTCGGACAGCTGACTCCCAACTCCAGCCCGGATGACGTAGCCTCCGCGATCCTCGGTGAGGCAACGCGGCGCGGCTACAGCCAAGACGAGGCAATCGCGGTGCTTTCCACAGCGATGCAAGAGTCCGGGCTGAACCCGAAGGCCTCCGGCGGCGGCGGTGCCTGGCATGGCGTATTCCAGCAAGACACCTCGTACGGCGGCCGCGACGACCCCAATCAGAACATCGGTGAGTTCTTCAACCGGCTTGACGAAAAGCGCCGCAGCGGAGGCTCATCTAAAGACATCTGGAAGGACATCTTCTGGCTCCAGCAGGCGCCCGGAGCTGCCTCGGCTGAGGCCGCTTACTCCGGTGGCCGGCAGGCCTACAAGACCGAGATCCAGTCGAAGGCCGGGGCTGCGTCAGCCGCGTACAGCCGCCTCGGTGGTGGCGGAGGCGGAGTCAGCGGATACGGCTACCAGCGGATGCCCGCGACCCCCGGCTACGACGACGACGGACGCCCGGGCTACTACCGGCCGGACGCCAAGCAGGTCCGCGAAGCCCAAGAGCGCGTCACCGACGCTGACCAGCGCGTCCGTGACGCCGACCTGCGCGTCAAGGAGGCCGAAGCCAAACAGAAGGAATTGACCGCCGCTGCCACAGATCTTGAAGTGGAGCGCGCACAGAACGCGGTCGATAGGGCCAAGAACGATGCGGCCAAGGCGCGTCGTGAAGCCGGGGACGCGCGCGAAGACCTCAGCGAAGCACAACGCGGAAAGTTCACCGCCAACAAGGGAAGTAAGGGGAGTGGGCCCGATGGACAGAACTTCGCGAAGGACATGCTCTCCGGCGCGCTCGACGCGCTCGGTTTCGACGGCGAGATTTTCAGCAACCCAATGGATTGGGGTATCTGGAAGCTCTTCACCGGAGGCGCCAACTACCTTGGTGGCCTGGCGAAGAACGCCTTCGGCGGCCCGCAGAGGGGCAATTTCCCTGGTCTCGCCGGAGGCCCGCTCGGCAGCGAAGACGGCGGCCTAAGTGGCATGAACTTTGGAGACGGCGGAGGTATCTCGTCAGCGGGCGACACCATCGCGTCGGTGCTTCCGCAGGTAAGTGACTTCTTGCCCAATAGCCAGACGCAAGCACCGCCGAGCGTCGATCAGTCCATCAACATCACGGGGAACGTCGGAATGGACCCCGCCGCCCTGAAATCCGAGATCCACACCGAGCAGAACGCCCGCTCCCGCACCTACGCGTCAGGACTGCCGCGACCGTGAGGTTCATCCGGCAGGCAGAGATGGCGGCCTACGACGTATGGGAGAAGCTGCCAGCCCGCCTGCAAGGGTTGGAGACCCGCGTCATCTACATAACCCCGGACGGGTACCGCTACGACCTGCACGGCGGTGTGCTCGCTGGCCGGCAGGGCGTACACCTCGCCGAGGAGATCGAGGGCGAGCACCACTGGCCGTTCGAGCTGCTACTCAGCGAGGGCGCCTATGAGCTCGGCACGACCATCGAGCGCGTCAACATCCTCAAGCGCGAGATCAACCTCGGTGTGAAGATCGGCGGGAAGGGCATCCCGTTCAACGAATACCAGTACCGAATGGCTGAATCCCGTTGGTGGGCAGGACAAGATGAAGAGCGCGACGGTTGGCTCGGCATCTACACCCGATTCTCTGGCTGGCGGTGGATCAGGGTCCGGCCAGCTAAAACCGTAACCGGCTCGGTCAAGCGCGACCCCGTAGCGTTCGGCAACAACTTCGCCACCTGGAACCTAACCTGGCTCGCCCAGAAGCCGTACTACAGCAAGCCCTCGCTGTGGTCCACATGGCAGAACACCCCGGCTAACGCTGCCCAATATGACGGCAAGGGTGAGGGCACAGTAGCCCTCGCCAACCGGGGTGAATTGAAGTCGTTCACACAGTTCATCATTCCGCCCGGCAAGGCATGGGTGGAGGACGGCGACACCGGCCGCATGGTCGAGCTGCCACTCATCACCCCGCAAGACGGTTACGTGCTCGTGGATACCGACCCCACCCAGCGGACACTCACGGCGTCAAACGATCCGGTGGACAACATCTTCTACAAGATCGCCCGCCAATCCAAGATCCTCGACTTCTTCCTGCATGACCTCGCCGCCAGCGGCGAACCAGTGTGGAAGCGATTCGACAAGCGGTTCATGGCGGCCATCGCCCCGAAGACCGTCGCGCACATCCGCGTCAAGCATTCCGACCCCAACGCCAAGATCACTGTCCTTCTGCCGCAACGCTATAAGAGGTCGCGTTAAGTGAGCAGCCTGCTCGATGGCGTCGATACCGGGCTGGTGACGGCGCCACTGGAATTCACCCGCTGGATGAACGACCAATTCAAGAGGGTGATCGCGGAGAAGGAAAAGCCGGACCCCAGCGACCCGATGTCGCAGTTCCGGTACGTCAAGGGCCGCCGCGACATCATCGAGGCCTCCGCCCGGCAGCGCCCGATGCTCCGCCTGTTCGACAAGAACATGAAGCCTGTCGCCCAGATCGCGGGTGAGCGGATGGCCTCCGTGGAGGAGATGTGGTCCGACTCCGGCCAAGCCAATGTTGTTCTCCGCTATGAGAATTGGCTGACTGACTTCATCCTGCACCAGACAAAGATCCACGAAGACCTGCACCTGGTCGTTGACCCCAACCCGACAGCACCAACTTGGCGAACCCGTTGGGGCGGGAAGATTACCGGGATTAACGCCAAGCGTGACAGCTCCGGCATTCACACGCTGGAACTGGAGGCCATCAGCAACCGTCAGCACGCGAAAAACCTTCTGTTCGCGGCGAATCCAGTGTTTCCGCCAGAGGTCCAGCTGCCCAAGATGTGGGTGCTTCCCGGCAACACTCGCACAATCCTTTCCGCGTCGATGTTCATCAACCTGGCGCGGCTGTTCTTCCCGCTGCTGTCTATCCCGACGAATATCTTCAACCCGTTCTCGTGGCTCAACGGTGGACTCACTGGCCTGGATCCGCTGTCGTGGCCGCTGCAAGTCGCGTTCGTCAACCCGCTGCTTGACCAATCCAGACTCTCCGTCATCGGCTCGGCATGGACCGACTGGCACTCCGCCATGGACGACATGCTCAAGGACGCGGGCTGCGGATTCCGTGCCTACACATGGCTGGAAGAGGACGAAGACTCCCCGCACACCGAACTCGTGGACATCGCCCGGGGAACCGTCGCCGAGGACTTCGTAGACCAGGCAACCCGCCCCCACCGGAACTGCATCGTCTTCGCCATCGAGGACAAGTCCGGGGTCACCGGCCCGACAGGCACCGCCGTAGACGGCGTGATCAACCTCATAGGCGCCACGTTGGACGACATGATCACGGAGACGCTGATCAACCTGGACGAAAACCAGGACGGCGAAACCGATCCTCTGTTCCGCAAGCTCTTTGGCGTTGCCCCGGAGAAGCCGAAGACGATCTGGTACGACGGCCAATTCAGCGGGATCATTGAGTCCGAGCGAAGACAGCACAAGGGGCCGGTCAAGACGATCATGACGGGCTCGCGGTCGCCCGCGATCGTCAACCAAGCACAGACGTTTGCTATCCGCTATGCCCTGTCGCAGCTAGCCCAGACCATCGCGTTCTACGGCCAAGCTCAGGGTACAGAAGGCTTGGACAATCTGTATCAAGGCCAGCTGGATAATACTTTGCTGGCGTGGATGCGGTTCACCGATCCGACCCGCGCTTTATGGGCCGGTGACATGGCCTGGCAGGAGCATTTCGAGAAGGGCGGGGGTACCGCCTACACCCTCTCCGGGGTCGTGACGCTCCGCGTGGGCCACTACAAAACCCGTGCGTGGCAAGGGTTCACGGTCAAGGTGGTCAATGGCCGACCCCATGCCATCGACGTAGACGTTGGGCTCGGTGACCGGGCCGGGTTCGAGCAGCACGGAATCATCTTCACGGACCAGATCACCGCGATAAAGCGAACCTGGTCCCGCCAAGACCCGGTAACTGTGTCCCTCGCGATAGGCGACGACAACGACAAAGAAGACCCCGCAGCGCGGGGTCTTCGTGCATTGCAGGCCGTTTGGACCACCCTCTCCCACTTCCTTGGCGAAGGGACCATCTTTTGACCGATCAGCACACCCTCCAAATGTCCGCCCGCGACCAAGCCGTCTGCGCGGAAGCCGACGAATGCGAGATATGGGATGTCCCGGAAGACATACGTATTGGTCTCGACGCCGGGCTCGACTTGGAAAAGGCCCAGCGCGTCGCAGCTATGCGCGAAATCCAACGCGCATACCTGGAGCTGTTGGAAGTCATGGAGTACCCCGTCGATCAAAACGGGCGCACCCACGACCTGAACATTCTCATGGCCGGCACTGACGACCAGATATCCCAGTCCACGCCAATGGCTATCGCTTGGACCGCAGCCCTGTACGGGTTCCGGCGCTCCGCCGAACCGCTCATCAAGAAACGCCGCTTCACCAACCTGGAAGGTGTCTATCCGAACGCATGCACCTGGGTAGATGTGAAGGCCCCCGACGACGCCGAGCGTGATCTCCAGCCAGGCGATTACAGCGCTGACCGACTCCGACCACCGGACGTGCGAGGCCTCGCGGCACGCCGCGACGGCGAAGGCCCAACGGTGATGTCCCAGTGGCACACCAAGGCCGAGGTCCGCTACACCGATGAACCCCGACCCGAGGAGAGCTGATGTCAGCACCCGTGATTCAGCCGCTTGGCCTGATGCAGTACCTCAAGTCGCTCACGACCACGACACACATCTATGCCGTGGTAGGGGACGGGGAAACCCCAGACGGACACGTAGCGACCATGGAGATTGCGGGAGACCAAGCAACACTGGTCATCCCGGCACTCGTAGGGCCACAAGGCCCTGCGGGTGAGCACGCCTTCGCGTTGCGGCTGCAAGTCTCAACCATTGACGACCCCGAAGACCTACCCACCAACCTGACGAACACCGATGACGATATCGGCAAGTACTGGGTCATTAATCAGTACGACGTTGTCAACGAGGTCCAGACTGTCACTGTCACCGGTGGCCCAACTTCTTTCACCCTCACGTACGACGGACTGCCCACCGACACCATCGGCGGCGGTGCCACCTCCGCAGCTGTGCAATCCGCGCTCGAAACGCTCGCCAACATTGCGCCGGGCGATGTCGCGGTGGCCGGTGTAGCTGGCGGCCCATACGCGATCACCTTCACCGGCACCAAGGCGGGACTCAACCAGCCGCCGATCACCGGGGCCGCGACCGGCGGCACCTCATCGGCCGTGAACGTCGTAACCAACCAACAGGGCGGTACCAACCTCATCGGCTCCCGCGCATACGTGTGGTTCGGCGACCACTACCGCGTCATCATGATGGGCACCGAAGGCCCACCGGGGCCGGTCCCGCTGATCACCTGGGGCGTAGAGCTTCTGGACCCGGACAGCGGCGTGGAGTCCTACATGTCGCAGTCGGGCAGCCCCTACGCGCCGTCCGTCATCGCGCACCTTGCTGTGCCTCGCGGCCCACAGGGTCCCGCCGGCAATCTGTCGGAGTCCCCGGATGTGGACATGACCACGCCGCCTCAGCACTTACAGGTGCTCGGGTTCGACGCGAACATTCTGCCTGGCGGCAAGTGGCGTCCGATGTCCATCGGAGCCATCATTCCCCGGCCCTACACGGTGCCCGAGGCAGCGTTCACGAACTACCAGGGCATCTCCACCCGCGCGCCCATCGGATCGTTCGCGGTACCGGCGCAGCCGTTCCCTTGGAAGCCGCTTGTCTGGGGACACATCAAGGCGACCGGCCTAGAGCTAGACTCCGATCCACTAATCATCGGCTGCGAGATCAGGCTCGGCCACCCCACCTCCGGCCAGCTGATCGCACGTGGATTCGGAAACACCGCGTCCTGGGCGCACATGATGCCCCACGCATCCAGCACCGCTGACCCCACTGTTGCGATCACGCCGGACAACGCCTACGCGCTCGTCCCTGCGAATCACACTGGAGTGCAAGGCACCTTGTACGTCAACCTGTACAACGACGGCATAGCGGGGGCGTATCAGTTCAACAAGGCGAACGCGCAACTGTACGTCCAGGTGACACCGGTTTAATGCCCCGCGCTGTCGATCTCGCCCCACAGGGATTCAAGACCGACTACGACCCCACCAATCAGCTTGCGCAGGACCCGGCCTCGGTGCTGGGCAAGAACGTCAAAGAAGTCGGCAAGGCCATCGCGCAGCTCAACGAGAAAGTACAGGCCGAACTCAAACGGCTCATCGACACCCTCCTCGGCATCGCGGCCAACCCGATACCGGAGATCGTGGACTGGCTAGAGGATTTACAGAACTCCCTCTCCAACGTGCTGTCTTGGATCAAACCCGGCCTCCTGCCACTGATCCCGCTCTCACAGATCGGTGAGTGGTTCCCGAACCTAATTCTCAACGGCGGGTTTGATGACGCGAAAACCCTTCAAGACAACCCGGATTGGTCCTGGGACGGTACGGTTGGGCGCTCCGGGCCGCTCGGCTCAGTGAAAACCGTCGCCTCCGGCGTCATGAAGATCCTGCACTCCAACGACATTCCCGTAGTACAGGGACAGAAGATGACCCTGGAGGCGTGGGCGCAATGGGCCAGCTTCTCCGCGCCCGCCGGAACCAACCCGATACGCCTCATCGCCTCGCACTACCTGAACGGTGCCCCGGTGATGTCCGGCGGCCAGCCCGTCCGCACCGTTGTTGCCTCATTCCAACCACCCACCGCAGACTCGACCAGCTGGGAGCACCTCACCGGCTCCTTCGCGGTACCGGCAGGCGTAGATGCGATTCGGGTCAGCCTTGAGGTCACGGCGGACGCGACCGCCGGTCTGGTTTGGTTCGATGACGCCAACGCCATCAAGGTCGGCAAGTTGCCGCTGGACTACGTGCAGGACCTCGTCGCGCAGCTCCAGCAGTTCACAGATGACATCGGTGAAGCCTTCAGCCAGCTCGCCCAGAAGGTCGGTCTGGACCGTTTCAAGGAGTTCTTTGACACGGTCGGCGGCAAGATCGACGCCGAGATCACCGACATTACGAGCCGCCTCCAAGCCATCGGTGCTGACGGCAAGGTAGACGCGGAAGAAATCTTCGGTTTTCTGGGTCTCGAGAACATTCCGCTGCTACCTCAAAGCAAGGTTACCGACCTACCCGACCTCAACGCCCAGCTCAACCAAATCCGCGACATCTTCGCAGGTCTCGTCGTCACGCCGATCAACTCCACCATCCAGGCCGTCAAGGACTGGTTCACCGGAAACAACAGCAAGACACAAAGTCTGAACAGCTCCGGGCAGCTGGCGGGATCAGCGATTACCGGTGTTATAGCCGAGGCCGCGACAGGACTCGGCGCCGTACGCGACGCGTTCGTCAATGGCCTCGGGTTGGCCGGTTCAGCGTTCACCAACCAGCAAGCCACCAACCAAGCCATACAGGTTGCCCAGATAGCACAGCAGGCAGCCGCAGCGGCAGCGGCGGCCAACGCACAGCTAGCGAAATCGCAAGGCCAACAGAACGCGGGCACAACTGGGTTGAACTACACCACCATCTTCGGTGGTGCGGACTTCGCCTCGCTACCAGCAGAGTTCACGGGCAACAACCTCTGCATTCGAGGCTCCAACGGGTACGCGGGTATCAACAGCTCGTTGGGCGACGGTACCTACTACGTCACCTGCTCCAAGACATTCACGACCGACGACCAAAGTGTCGCCCTTGTGCTTGGAGACCAAGGCGGCTCAACCGCCGCGCCCACCTACGTTCTCTGGCACTCAGATTCCTCCTACACAGCTGGCGCATATCTCAAGGTGGACAACGGCTCCGCGCAGATCGGCAGCTACACCCGATCGGGTAGTTCATTCTCCTTCACGGCCTTCGGGACATGGTCGGGCACCCTGGGGCAGGGCTCGCTCGTGGAGGCGCACAACACGGGCACTTCGTGGACGATCAGCGTCGGTGGGACCAACGTGCTGAGCGTTACCGACAGCTCGGTGACCTTTGGAGCCAGCCGTCGCTACGGTGGCGGCCTGGTGATGGTTCGAGCGACCGTCAACCTTGGATGGTTCCAAGGCACCAGGCAATACGACAGCTTCCGCCTCGCCTCGGTAACACTCAGTGACTATGTGGTCCCTGCGTATGCGGGCTCGGGCGCACGCATCGCCCGCACGTCAACGACAGTGGTCACGTGCGCCAGCCTGACCACCTCAGGCTCTCCGTCTTCCGCCCACGGTCTCATCGCAACGGGCTACTTCAACGTGACTCGGGAATCCACGCCCGATATCACCGTAGACCTCACCAATGGCAAGTTCACAGTGTCAGAGGCGGGTTGGTATCGGGTTACCTTGCGATATCTGTGGGTGGACACCTCGAATGGCATAAATGATCGCGTAGCACTTTTCAAAAACGGCGCGATCTACGCGTACGGGAGCCCTACGTTCGCATTCGACAACGACGGACAAGCCACCTCCAAATGGGCCATCGGTGGCTGCACCAGCTGGGATGTCTACCTAGCTGCCGGAGACAACGTGCAAGCAGCGCATTCGGCCTTCCAGACCAGCGGCACAGGCACGTTCGCTTCGGTGACGAAATACACGGGTGACTCTGCCGGGCTCGAAGCCTTCATGACGATCTCCAGGAAATGATGGGAGCACCAGCATGAGCGAGCATTTCACCCAAGGCAGGTCCGGCTACGTCAACGCGGTCGGCGCGGATGGCGCGCTACTGAGCTTCCGTCCGCTAGTGAACAGCATGAAAGACCTCGCCGATACAGGCACGGTAGAGCTGACGATAGGGAGCGGCACCCCAATTATTGTGCAGGGTAGCGTGTCCGAGTACCAGGAGTACTTAGACCCAACTCCGGTAGAACCGGAGCCACCAGTAGATATCACTGCTGGACGGCTCCGCATTCAACCCACCGGCAGCGCCATCGCATACCGGCTCGATCCCGATGACCCTCGGGGCAACTGGCAGGTCTACCTACTCGGCTCGGACACAATGTATTTCACGACTGATCAAGACAACCCTGATATTGCATTGTGGCCGTACCTACGTGTTGACACCCGCGAATAGATGAGCTGGTCCCCCAACCCGCCAGCGGAAACCCCCGAACCGCAGCAGAGTTGGTGGAAGGAACCACCCCCAGCCGAGCCACTGAAACCGTCGCAGAGCTGGTTCTGGATACCCGAACGCCTAGGGACGCTCCACGCCGAGGGGCAAATGGCCGCCCATGTCGGGCAGGTGTACACGATCAGCGCCGACATGGCGGGCGCAGGAATCCTGTCCGCCGGAGTCTCCCAGATATACGGCCTCACAGCAGAGTTCGCGGGCGCGGGCGCCCTCACAGCCGGTACCCGGCAGGTCTACGCACGACAGGCTGACATGTCCGGCGCCGGAACCATGTCAGCAGACGCCAGGGTCCGGCTGGACCGCATCGCGCAGCTCGCCGCTGCGGGAACTCTCACCACGCAGCTGCTCCAACAGTTCCTTAGGCCGGCAGCGTTCCCGGCGACTGGCACGATGGCCGCTCAGATCTCGCAGGCGTATGCGCTCGGAGCCGCCCTCACCGGGGTGGGCACGCTCACGGCCCAAGTCGCGCAGAAATACCAAATGGGCGCCGCTCTCGCGGGCGCCGGGACAATGGCCTGCTCTGCGGCCTTCCCGGCGATGTCTCCAGCCACACAGACCTTCAGCAGCACAGGCACCGCCACCTACAACATCCCCTACTGGTGTCGCTACGTAGATGTCGTCTTCATCGGCGGGGGCGCGTCCGGTCAAACCGGCAACGGTGCCATCAATACCGCCGGAAAAGGTGGCAATCCGGGCCAGTGGCAAGGTGTGCGGCTGGAACGCGGCATCGATATCCCCTGGACCGCAACGACACTAACCATCAATGTCGGGGGAGGCGGGGCGCGGCCCGCGAATAGCGACAACGCCGGTCCCACCGCAGGCGCCAACACCGTGCTGACGTACCAGAACCTTGCGGGCCAAACCGTCACCATCACCGCAACAGGCGGCAGCGGCAGCCAGTCCGGCCAGAACGGCGGCAGCCCAGGAAACTTCACCTTCCAGGGGGTCGGCTACACGGGCGGCAACGGCGGAACAGGCAACGCAGGTGCCGGAGCGCAGCCAGGCGCCGGAGGCGCGGGCGGCAACGGCGGAATCTTCGGCTCACGCACCCAAGGCGGACTAGGCGGCAACGGCCAAGCCTGGTGCCGCGCATACCAATAGACAACGGAGGCAACCCACGTGGCAATACAAGTACCCCAGACACGCCAATCACTCGCCGACGCGTGGAAGGCCCTCGGCAACTGGATCGGGTCGGCAACCGCATCACCAGGAACCTCGCAAACACCCGCGAATGAATCGACCGGCGGCGGCTACGCCCGCGCACAAACCACCTGGACATCCGGGTCGGGCGGCGCCGTGACCGGTTCGGCTGTGACCATTCCGGTACCTGCATCCACCATCAACTACGCCATCTTGGCGTCGGCAGCGGCGGTCGGTGCGGCCAACATGATCGATAACTGCGCTGTCACTCAAGCCATCTTTTCGACCGCCGGAAACCTGGTACTCACGCCCTCGTTGGGTGTGGCGTGACCGCCCCATCGAAAGCCGATGGCCTGCTCCAGATCGTTGTCTGGCCGGTATACATCGGGTTGGCCCTGGAAGATGGACGTGAGCCCTTACATCCGGACTACCAGCGCGGCCAGATCAGCTGGCAGCCAAACCCCAACGGCTCCATCGAGGGTTCGGCCGTGGTGTGCGCCCCGGCGGGCCGGTACCCGTTCTTCATCTACTGGATGAAGCCGGTAGGCGGCGCCCCGGTGGGAATGTCGCAACCGGAGCATCCCTTGGTATTTGACATTCGGACCTTGGTCGATATCCGGCCAATCAAAAACGGAGACCGGTTCGTCTCCAACGAGATACAGCGCGCGGGAATGTGATCCGGGAAGTTCTCATCCTCTGCGACGAGTACGGAACCGATCTACCCGCCTTCAACGAAGGCCACCCCGAGGACCGCTGCCCGATCTGCGAGTGGCCCGTGGTCGATCACCCCTGCCGGGCTGGAAACGCCGCGAAGTGGCCGCACCGCCGCGCGGTCCTGTTCAGCGCCTTGTTGCTGTGGCGTCTCCCCTAAAACGACTGGAGGACAACATGATAGGCACCTCGAACCCCTCCAATGTGCTCGTGATAGTCGGAGGCATCGCTGCCGGTGCCCTCCTCGGGGTGGCGCTGGGTGTCGCCCTTTTCGTGTACGAATCCAAGCACGATATGGAAGCGAACTATTGATGATTACCGAAAATGGTTGGCCCTCATGCAGTATCGCAGAATGTGACACCAACCCCATCCCCGGAACAGATGTAGGAATCCCGCTCCAACGGGGCATCCCAAACATTATCTTGAAGACCTTCGCCGCAGACCTCAACGCTCGTGTCGAATCCGTGTACAACGCTCGGGGCGGCACTGACGAAGGCGGGTGGACACCGACTAATAGCGTTGCTACTTCAAACCACCTGGGCGGAACCGCTTTTGACTACAACTGGACTGATCACCCCATGGGGCCGGAGGCCAGCGACCCTGCCGCCGGGTGGAAGGGCTCCAGTCTGATCCACGGCGACCAGGTACCCACGATACGTGACCTGCTCAAGTTCTACACCTACAAGGGTGTGCAGCTCGTGTTTTGGGGCAACGACTGGTCCACCCCCAAGGACAGTATGCACTTCCAGATGGGGTATGGAACCTACGCCAACCAAGACCTCTGCCGTGAGTTCATCGCGAAGTTCATTCGCGCTGATGGATTCTCGACGTACAAACGGGGAGCCACTGATGGCAGCTGGAGCGCACAGGTGTTGGTCGAGGCCACCGGGCTGTCGATCGCTAGGGCGGCGGAGATCCTGCCGCAGGTGGCCGAGGGTCTGCGCCTGAGTGAATGCGTGAGCCCTCGGCGCATCGCGATGTGGCTCGCACAGATAGGCCATGAGTCGGACAACTTCAACGCCACCGAAGAGTATGAGAAGGGCGACGGAGGAGCCACTGAGCGGTGGAAATACCTCGGGCGCACCTGGATTCAAATCACCTGGCGTGAGAACTACGCAGCATTCTCCCGCTGGGCTTTCCAGCGTGGCCTCATCCCCACGCCCACTTACTTCGTGGATCGGCCCCGCGAACTCGCCGAACTCCAGTATGCGGGTATCGGCCCGGCCTGGTACTGGACCGAGGCCCGGGCCAACATCAACACCCTCTGCGACCGCGCCGACATCAGCGGGGTCACTTACCTCATCAACGGCGGCTACAACGGCCTGCCCGATCGCCAGAGCCGGTACAACCGCGCATACGCGTTGGGAGATCGGCTATTCGAACTCATTCAGGAAGGAGACGACATGGCTCAAGTGCCACAAGACCAATGGGACCGAGTGTTCCGGGAGCAGACCCAGGAACACGAATCCCTCTCCGGTTATCGCGACCCCGGCGAAGGCAACATCGGGACCTGGTGCCGGATCGACCGCAACAAGGACCTGATGATGCACGAGCTGTACACCGAGTGGAAGGCCGTTCAGGTCGGTGACCTGGATTCCATTCGGCGCCTTGTTCGCTCGGCAGCGGGGCTCGGCGCAAACACTTCGCCCGAGTTCATCGCCAATGCCAAGCGGATGTTGAAGAAGGTTCCCGCCGACTACCTCCAGGAGGGCCTCGCCTACCTGGAGTCAACGAATCCCGAACTACTACACGCGTTTATCTCACAGAATGGAGCTTCGTCATGACCGACAAAATTCGCCAGTACTACTACCTGTTCTCCGGCCTGGTTGGCGCGGTGGTGCCAATCCTGATCGCGCTCGGCGTGCTGAGCACCGACCAAGGGGGCCAATGGAATAACCTCGTGGTCACCCTCGGTACCCTGATCGGCGCTGTCGGTTCCGGCACGGCGGGCGTCATCTTGGGCAAGCAGCTCAAGAAGGGGACACTCGATCCAGCAGCGTCACCCGTGGACCAGGTGCTCAACGGTATCCCGGTCCTGATCGACACAGCTGCGCAAGCGCAGGCTGACCTCGACCGTGTGAAGAAGGTAGCCGCTGACGCGTTCGGCAGCGTTCCCGGCGTCGGCCCGCTGGCGAAGCAGGCACTCGACCAGATCTTGCCGGGCAACTGATGCCACTCAAGGTCGGATCGAACGGCCTCGTCACTGCGGCCTGGCAGAAGACGATGGTCAACCGGTACCGGGGATACGCGCTCTCGGCGGACGGCAGCACGTTGAAGGTGGACTCGTACTTCGGCTACGACGACGACAAAGTCCAGCGGGAATACCAGAGCCGCACCGGACAACCCCAGACCGGCGTAGTCACGGACGCGGACCTACACCGCCTCGGCATCTTCCCGACCTTGTTCTCGATCCATGGGACAGGGCAGGCGGACCCATTCGGTACCGGGCTGCCGGCGGACGCCGCGCGGGAATGCCTGGACCTGTTCTGGTGGCAGCCGGTCGGGAACTACCCGGCGACTGCCGTGCCCATGGACGGTTCCGTGGACGAGGGCGAGGCGGAGCTGTTCCGCCTCATCAATGACCGGGGCATCTGCCCCGGCCCGTTCGCGATGTTCGACTACAGCCAGGGCAGCATCGTCGGCGGACGCATCCGTAACCGGCTCCGCGCTGGCGACCTCCACCCCCGGTACAAGGACTTCATCGCCGCTGCCAGTTGGGGTAACCCGATGCGGCCCTCCGGGGCCTACGCGGGCAACACCGACCCCTGCGGACACGGCATCGACCCGCAGTTGGAACTCGCCGAGGAGTCGTACTGCATCAACCTGGCGCAGCGCGGCGACCTGTACACCACTTGCCCGGACGGTGATGTCGGCGAAATGGAACGCGCCATCTTCAACGCGGTGTTCCGCCGCTGGACTGGTAAAGACACTGTGCCAGAACAGCTGTTGGAGCTGATCACCAATCCCGGCCGCGAGATTCCCGCATTGGCTAAGGCCATCTGGAACGGCGGTCTATTCGTGGCTCGCGGTACCGGCCCGCACGTCACCTACCACCTGAACGAATGCCCCGGGACAGGAATGACCTACTGGCAGTACGGCATCCAACATATGCGTGACGTGGCGACCAAGCGCCTGGAAGCGCTGGTGGTCGCGTAGATGCGGGCGATGTGGCGGCTGTTCAACCGCCCAGGAGAGGATTACATGTTCGCCATCGGGCCGATGTCGCCCCTCCTGAACAGTCCTGACGATTTCATGTTCGCCGGGGCGTTCCTCTTCCTCGCAATCACCGTGGTGTGGGCGATCATGACTGACCGTCTGGTGCCGAAAGGTGCCGTGGACAGGCTCGTCGCCTCCAAGGACGCCGAGATCGAATACCTCCGCGAAGCGACCAAGAATCTGGTCGGAGCTGTGGACAAGTACGCGGCCCCGGCGCAGCTCGCGGTGAGAGCGATTGAGTCTATTCAGCAGGAGCGGCCATGAAATGGCGAAACCTGATGTGGGGGAAGCGGCTCCGCCCGGACGAGACCGGGGTGGAGGACGCGCTGGCGCAGCGACACGACGCGCAGCAGCGGTTGGACCAGGCCACAGAAATTGAGCGCCGTGCCGAAATGCTCATGGAGAGCAACGGGTTTGCGGAAGCGTGGGAACGAACCATGAGACGGAGGCTGGCAAGATGAGGAACCCGGTACGCCTACGGCACGCGGCGGCGGTCGCGGCGTTGGCCTTCGTACCGACGATCTGGCTGAACCCAGAGACCGTGGCCGATATCGCGCTCACGGTGGCAGCCGCATTCTCTTGGATGTTCACCCTCCTGTACGTGCTTCGGTCGGCGTGGTGGGTGAGGCCCCTCGGACGGGTTACGGTGAGCATCTACCTCGCGTTGTCGCTAGTGCTCACACAGAATTCGGTCTCTGTCTGGTGGGGACAGGACTACCCGTGGCGGGGTCAGGTACGCGGCGTCCTATACGTCGGGCTGGGCTACGCACTCGTCAAGCTGATAGTGGCGCTACGGCGTATCCAAACCCGCACATGACACGGTGACCGCCCTCAGCTGATCCCACCTCAGATGATCCGCCCTCTGGCCTTCGGGCCGGGGGGCGGACTTCGTTCGTTTGCTGACAGGTAAAGCGGGCTATACTTCGCCGCATGGTGCGTGAGCGGAAGCTGAGCGAGGAGCAGGTGGCACACCTGGAACTCATCGCCCGCCGTCGCGCGCGCCGCGAGAGCGCCGAGTCGCTGCTCATTGAAGCGATCAAGGACGGCCAAAACCTCGGCCTGACCCAGCCTGAGATTGGTAAGGCCGCTGGCCTGACCAAGCAGCGCGTTGGGCAGATCTGGCACGGCACCCGGTAACCACCGGCCCCGCTCCGTCCTCTACGACCCCCTCCTTATCGCGTACCCGCGACAGCCTCTTTGTGGCGCGGTGAGTGCTGCTCAGGGCAAATCTGATAGCGGCAATAGTGTGAACTGGGTAAATGAGTTATTTGCGCAGTAAGATAGCGCTGTATCGGTAAAGCGAGCTATACTTTTTAAGTCAGTCTAGCGAATGGTTCGCTGCCTCGCTGAATACTTGAAAGGAATGCTCAGATGACCGCTCCTGCCACCCTCCCGGCTCTCCCGCAACGCACCCTCCGCCGGGGCGACCTCGCCTCCCTGGTGGAACTCCTCCAGCACCAGCACGCCCACAAGGCCGATCTGGTCGTCCCGATGTCCCGGATTCACTTCGAGCACGGCCAGCTCATCCTCGACGGGTTCGAGCCCCACATCGATGAGCGCGGCGTCACCGAGGTCAATGGCGCGTTCCGCATGACCGGCCTTGCAGACGCCCAGCTTGGGAACGTTCTCGATATCCCCACCAAGTACGTACGGAAGCTGCGCGGCCAGCACGTCGAGCTGCTGGACACCAACTTCAACGAGCTGGCCCTCATGGCCGACCCCGACAAGAAGGTCCTCGTCCGCACCCTCTACGGCACCGACCCCCTCTACCCGGATTCGAACGGAATCGTTCGTGCGGTGCTCTCGGACAAGTACGGCATCCGCGACAACCTCGACACCGTGCTCGCGCTGCTGGACGGGATGCAGGCCGCAGGTCTCAACGAGACCCACATCCGCAGCTGCGACCTCACCGACGACCGGCTGTACCTTCGCGTCACCGCCCGCGAGTACGGCGTTCAAGCGGAGAAGCTGCTGGAGAATTACCGCTCCCCGTTCCAGGGCACCGGCCACGGCGGCGAGGCCGCCGAGAACCCCAAGCTGGTGTACGCGGGCCTCCTCGTCACCAACAGCGAAACTGGTGGCGGCGCACTCACCATCACCCCAGAGCTGCGGGTCCTGGTGTGCGACAACGGCATGACCATCAACGCCGACGCCATGCGGAAAGTCCACCTTGGCAAGAAGCTCGATGAAGGCCAGATCGAATGGTCCACCGAGACCATCGACGCATCCAATGAGCTCGTCAAGCAGCAGGTCAAGGACGCAGTCGCCTCGTTCATGAACGTGGACTACGTCACCCGCACCGTCGCCAAGCTGGAGCAGACAAGCGCTGTCCCACTGGAGGACGCGCAGGGCACCATTGAGGCAGTAGGCAAGAAGCTGGCCTACTCGCAGGACGAAATGAAGGGCATCCTGGACCACTTCATCAAGGGCGGCCAGCTCACCGCTGGCGGCGTGATGCACGCCGTCACCTCCTACGCGCAGGAGATCGAGGACGTTGACCGCTCCAACGATTTCGCGGCCACCGGGGTAGACGCGATGCTCACCGCTGCCCGCCGGTAGCACCGAAATCCCGAAGAGGGACCAGCCCACCACGGGGCTGGTCCCTCTTTTCGTTCAGGGGTTCCTACCGGATCTGCGTGTCCGGGCAGTACGCGCGGCCCGCCGCGCCAGCCAAGAGCGCAGCTTGCTCCTGGGAGATCTTCGGGTAGCTCTGGACGATACCCTTCACGGCGGCGGCCAAGTCGTTGTCTGGCCGCTCCTCGAACCACTCACAGACCCTGTGCCCCAGCGCAATGGACTGCGCCCGGCTGCCCACGTTGATGTCGTGCTGCACAAGCACCGCCATGAACGCCTGGTCGTAGGGGTCGCCCTCCTCCGGGGTTACGGAGGTTTGTTGCGCCGTCACCGTGACCGTTTCCCGCGTTACCGCCGGTACCGGCACGATCACCGAGGTGACGACCGTGCTCCCGCTGGCAGCAGATTGGCCGGCAGGTTGACTGCACGCGGCTAGCGCGACCGACGAGAGCACACACAAGCCGAGTTTCCGCAGGTCCATAGCGGTTAAGGTACTAGTGAGACCGCGTGGTTGACTAGGGTCGCGGCGCTGGCCGCTACGACAACTCCCGCCGCTGAGCTTGCCCACCGCGTCCATGGACGCGGACCCGTATCAGACGCGGCCAGCATCGTCTCTCGCATCTCGTCGTCATCGACCGCCGTGTAAATCTGCGTCGTCGCGACACTCGCGTGCCCAAGAAGCTGTTGGAGCGCGCGGAGGTTCCGAGTGCGCTGGTAGGCGCGGGTCGAGAACCGGTGCCGGAGCTTGTGCATTGTCCAAACCCCTGGCATCGCTGCCGCGCAGAGCTTCCCCACCCACCGTGCGGACAGGTGGCCCCCATCCGCCCCGGGGAAAAGGAATCCGTGGTTTCCGTGGCCGGGGGTGTGGCCGCCCGGCCCGGCGAGGATCATCGCCGCGAGCTCGTCCGAGATGGGGATCAGGCGGTCTTTGGCGCCCTTGCCATGCACCAGCAGTTGGTACCCGGAGAAGCCTTCCCGGAGGTCTTCGGTGTGGACTTGCGCGACTTCGGCCCGCCGGAGCCCGGCGCTGCAAGCGAGGTGCAACATGACCGTTGTTCTGGGATCGGCAGCGAGGAGGGCTTCCTTCCAGATGCGGTCAGGGGCGGGATTGGGCGTGGGAACTCCGGGCTTCACTGAGGGCAGCTTCGCGGAAGCGTCAATAGGCAGGTGCCCTGCGGCGTGGGCCCAGCCAAAGAATTTCGTGGCCGACGTGCGATAACCGCGCCGCGTCTCTGGCGCCCAATGGGTTTGTCGGGCGAACCACAGCTCGAGTAAATCGTCGGTTACCGCCTCTGGCGGTACGCCCATGGACCTGGCTATCCGGCCCATGTGGGACATCCGGGTTCCGATGGTGGTCTTTGGATAACCGACTGCTTGCAGTGCAAGACGGTAGCGGTCGATGAGCGGTTGCCACTCGCTGGGTACCGGTAGCGGTGGTGGCCCGGAGGTCGCTCGCGCTGTCACCGGTAAGGCCTCCTCGCGGCATCGCGGAGCCCAATATAACCCTGCGAATAGCGTTGTGCCACAAGTGTTTTAGCCATATGCGCAAGCCCCCTTGCTCGAAAGTGTGGCCTCCCCGACATAACTAGAAAACGGACGATAGCTGGGGATATTAAAAAATGCCAGAGAATCTGAAAATCTGCGTCTATTCTGTTACACGTGCGCCAACATCCCCTGTCACGTGCAGTCAGTGCCGTCCTGCGAGCCATCGCGGCTAAGAAGCAAATCGACCAGCACACCATCGCCAAGCGCACCGGATACACCGCCGACAAGGTGTCGCGGCTGCTCGGGTCGCGCCGCACCGGCACCCAGCCGATCGGCCTGGATGACGCGGACATGATTTGCAATGCTCTGGACGCCAACCTGATGGAGGTCATTGCGGAAGCTATCCGCGACACCTCCGACCGGCCGAAGCGGCTGCCGACCGCTGCTGAGATCTTCGAGAAAGGTTTCTGA